CTGTGCGTTAAATGTAGAATAAACAGACTTATCATTAGCAGATAAAGCCTGTAAAAATGATATACTATTCCAATTAGCAGAATTCGAATTTACATTACTATAAACACTAGCATTATTAGCGGATTGAGACTGAAATCCACTTCCGCTGTTCCAATTAGAACTTAATGTATTAACTTGAGCATAAACAGATTGATCATTAGTTGAAAGAGTCTGTAAAAAAGAAATAGAATTCCAATTAGCACTTAAATTTAATACCGTATTATATGATGAATTCCAATTTGCAGAATTAGAAGAAACTATACTATTAATAGTTACTTGATTTGGTAAAGATGCGCCAATTAAATGACTGCCATCACCATAAAAAACACCAGATAATGATGATGCAGAAATTGTATTAAATATTGCATTCGAACTATTATTGTTAACCCAATTATAACTATTATTCCAATTACCACTTAAAGTATTAACCGTAAAATATACGTTTTCCCATGAAAGATATTGACTAGTTACTAAATTATTAAGTGCATTAAATGCCGATAAATCAGTTTTTAACAATAAAGCACTGATAGTAGCATATGATAGAGGTTTATTTAAATCACTTGTATTGTCAACGTTACCTAACCCTATTGATGATGGTGTTATAATGACATTACCAATCTGCCCATTAACAGATAAAACTAAAGAACCACCACCTGCAATAATTTCTATTGATTGATTAGCAGATAATTCATTTACAAAAACACTATTTTGAGTCGTGTTTTGATTTATAATAATTTCATCGTTACAACTCATTTTAGGTATATCTAACGATGGGCCACGTTCCTGTTAAAAACGTATCAACTTCACCCGATGATAACGTAACTCTTAAAGTATAAGTGTAATTAGCTGGCGGAACGTCGATTATCTGAGGCGGAATTACAAGTTGACCTGATGATGTAGGGTTTATAAATGTTATTGTGCCAGCTTTTGTATTTAAATCAATAACCGTTGGGGCATCGATTTGAAATTTAACTTGAAATTCCGCATATGCTCCTGTTAAATCTATTGCTGAACCATTTCTATTAATGGTAATATCGGTGATACCGACCCAAGTATCACCAGCAATATGTTGAGGTATATTGTATGTCATCATTACATACTATTTACCCCTTTTTACTATAGATTATTCAAATCAATTTTATCAGTAATACTTTTCTTAATTTCTTCTATATCTAGCACTTTTCTAACACAATTACATATTTGATATGTAAAAGTTTGACTATCTCTACCAATATGACCTCTTCCTAGACATTTCTTACAGCTTGAAGATGGTTTTTTGGTTAAAGGTAGTTGCCCCATATCCAAAAGTGAAAAATCTTTTTCGGGGATCGTATAAAACGTTCCTGAAAAAGCACTATATATGTTTTTAGTTGATTCTTGCATTGATAGTTAATATTGTATCCCAAAATTTATTTCCTGCAACCTTTGAAGGGTATAAAATTAAATTATTTTCTATTTCAGGTGCATGTTTTGATAAAGTTTTAATTCTATAATCAAAATACACCAAATCGTCTTCCTCATGAAGCTCTACATCAAAGGGAATAGGTATTTCTATTTTTTCCTTTGCCTTTTTTGGTGTATCCATTATAAAAGTAAGATAAAAATTCTTTTGATAAAACAAAATTAATTTACCCTGCTTGTGGAGTTTTTTTCCTAACTCCAGAGTGATATTTTTTTGTAATAAAAACTTACAAACCTCTTCTAATTTTGTTCCGTATATTGTCATTTTATTTTTTCATAAACTGCTCTTTCTGAACAGCACTCATTGGTCTAATAACCTTGTCGAAATAAACTAAAAATTGTTTTAAAGGTTTGGTTGGAATGACAGCAACAACTTCTACGGATTCGGTTGGGATATTTCGCCAATCTTGCATTAAAATATCCCATAATGTGCATAAACCTTTCGATTTTGCATTATACGGAGGCGTTTGTTTTGGTTTTTTATAATTTAAAACATCTTTACCAAAGACAGATTTAAATAAGCTTTGATCGTTTGTGCAAAGCATTCGTCGTGTATTAGGGTTTACACGCTTATTTCTCCTAACAAATCTTAATTCAACAAGATTGCTAGAACAAAGAGCATATAAACCTTCTACACTTATTGCCATTACTTTTTAGACTTTTTCTTTTCTCCTTTTGGTTCACAAACACCAAAAATTCGGGATTCATTTAAGAAAACAATATTCTTCATATCGTTAAGATTTGCCACCTGAATACCCTTATCGTTTGGGAATACTATTACATCACCCTGTTTAACGGTTTTGCAGTCCGGTCCTGCTAATAACACCTTTGCAAGTCTCCATGTCATGTTTACTACATTAATTGGAACCCAAACGCTACCTCTGAGGATTTCAGTACCATCTTCGTTTACGTCAATATATTGACATAGTAAAATATCATCCAATACTTTTGTTAAATTCCAATTGTCTAGTTCAAATGCATGTCCTAGATAATGATCTAGTTGTACTTTACCGCCGATGCGGTCTTCTTGTTTGGGTCTGGGTATCATATCGTATTATTTAGATGTTAAATTTAATTCTTCAAGTGTGTTTTGATATAATTCAATTTCTCTTTTTGAGATTTCCATTAAATTAGAATAAATTTCAATATTTTCATTAATCTCTTCGTCTTCTTTAGGGGATTTTTTTATGTATTCTATTCTTTTTGTATACTTTGGGATTAAAGTTCTATAAATTTTAACTACATTTGCATCATCAAAGCTATTTTGACAATTGTTCCATCTGTTAGTGGTAGCATTTACAATCTGTGCAATCGGTTTACTAGCCATCGACAACCATCTATTACTAAGAAATCCAACATGATTAGGAATTTCTGGTTTATTTGTAGTAACTTTTAAAATCCATTGCAAATATGGAAAGAAAATGTTTTTCATTTATAAAGTTGATTAAATTTTTGAGCACTAACTTGCCATTCATTGGTATTCATGGAATCACCTAACCCAAAATGAACGACTCTTATAGGAGTTACACCCATTTTAAGCTTATTTTTATTAGCATTCAAACAAAATGTTATATCATAATGATGAAAATCAAAGTTTTCATCAAATCTTAAAAGGGTTTGAACAACCCTTTCCATATTAAGGGCAATAAAAAGTCCATCCAATACTAATGCACGAGATTCGGATTTACCAAAAACAGTTGTCCATACATTTTTTTGATGTGAATGACCAACTTCACCAACTTGATCTTGTCTATCGCTCATTAAATGCCATGCTGGTGGTCTTGTAAGATCGCATTTCTTCGACCCAGCCAAACCAACTATATCATATTTTTCAAATGCTATGTTTAGCTTTTCTTCCCAAAATAAATCTTCAATTAAAACATCATCATGAACAAAAATAATCTTCTTCAGTTTATTTTGTTCAGTAAAAAACTGATTATATACTTTTGGCAGTCCTTCTTTATTTTCAAAGAAGACTGTGCAGTTATTTGTATAACCTGCTTTTTCTAAAAATATTGCAATTTGCGATTTTTCCCAAAAATCCTTATCGTTAAATTGTGTCGCAATAACAAAATGATAATTACTTGGTAGATTTGGCATTTTTTAAGGTAAATAGTTGTAAATATACTAATGAAACCTATTAAGAAAGTCAACAGTAAAAAAAGTAGCCAACCTAAGTTCCAAACTCAAAATAAGTTTAAGACATCTAAGGTTAAAACTACTGTACCAGAGAGATGTTGCTGCGAAAGAAAAGCTCAAGCAATTATAAATGCTAGAAGCATGAGTGGTTCACCTGAATTTAACAAAGTAAAAGAAGAGTCTTCTGATTATCTTTTTGCCAAAAGTTTCTTAGTTGCCCTTTTAAGGGAGCAGGAAGAACTTGAGGAGTTGCCAGCTGCGCCATCTGAAGAAGCTGCGCCTGAAGATTTTACACCAGAAAAAAATCAAGAAGATTTCCAAAATTCTTTAGAACCAGAAACAGACGGTTCAAAATTTGATGTTGAAGGTATTTCGCCAGATGTAACAATGGAAACAATTAAGAAAGTTAAAGAATGGGCATTAAAACTCAATGAATTTGAAAAGTTCTTGAATAACCCATCCGATGATTCTCTTCATCGTATCCTTTCAGATAATGATCGTGCAGGAAGTCTCTTAAGAGGTATTACTCGTAAGGCTTCGGACTCAATCACACGTATCGCTGGCGAAATCGCAAAGCTTAAAGAAGTTCTTAATACATTCGTTAATACGGCTCCTAAGAAGATCCGTGATCTTGAACAAAATAATGTCGTACAATAATGAGAGATAAAGATACAATTTTACTTCAAGAAGCTTATGGCAAACTTTCTGATCCTCACAAGGATGAGAAATATATGATAAATGGTATCGAAACCCATTATGCTCCTTATGATGATATAGAAACCGATGAAAAAGGTAGACCTTCAAATCGTAAGATTGATCACTACTTTAAAGATAGAGACGGCAATACTATCGCAGAATTTGATTTTAGCCCATACGACACACCAAGCCCTGAATTAATTAGATTTTGGGTTAAATTGGGTTACCCAACTAGAAAAGACATCAGAGCATCCGGTGCTGGTAATGGAATAGGACCAATCACCGCTCGTGACTTAGAAGGTTACGCCAAAGCAAAGACAGCTTAAAAACAATTGTCAAGTATTCCTTGATAATTGATTTCATCGAGATCTTCAAACATAGCCCATTCATTAAAGTCTTTATAGCCTTTACCGATTCCCCAATTAAAAACCTTTTCGCCTCTCTCTAGAAGCTCCTTTATTTTATCCTTTGTTGTATCGTCATGTTGAGGGTTGTCTAAAACCCAAATCCTTTGGTGGAATGGAAATTCGGCTAACTGAATTGATTGTGTTTTAGTCAAGGATATACCAGCAACACCAACTCCGTTTTTAACAAACATTGAATCGATAGGTCCTTCAAACAAAAAAATGTAAGGAATATCTACGTTAACTCTATCGATACCAAAAACGGTTTTCTCGTAGCCAGATTTACCTAAATATCTTGGCTCGGTTTTATCAAGTGCTCTGGTTTGATAAAACACTACCTTTTTATTTCTATCATAAAAAGGAATACAAAATCTATTTGCATGAATGCTATCGGTTAAACTAATAAAAAGATTTGGTGATTTATTAACAGCAGTATGCAATCTTCTTCCCGTTACATATTCTAATGCTCTCTGGAATTCTTTACTTTTTTGGTAATATTGCTGTTGAACCTGATCAAAAATATTAATTGAATCATATGGTAAATCAGGAATATCTTTTCTTTTAAATGTTGGTGTATTGATTTCCTTTTTAAAAACATCTACGGAAAAATCATTTGTTGATATTTCAACCTGAATATCCTCATAAGACATACCAGAAGCTTTCTTAATCCAATTAAGAGCACTCCATGTTTGATTACAATTGAAACAATGAAAAGTATTAGATTGGGGATAATACCAAAGTCTTTTCTTTTTACCTAAACTCTTACCCTCTTTGCAAATCGGACAAGCTGCATTGTATAATCCATTATGCTTTTTGAACTCAGGTTCAATTGCATAATGCATGAACTTGTTCATGACATATGTTTCAGGTAAGCGATACTTCATCGCCTAACTTTAACATATGGTAGATTTATGTCAATTACTTTTTGAAGAATACCTCGGCTTCTTCTTCTTTTTCATCTTGATCTACTTTACCATCTGGTAGCTCAGTAGAATCCTCTTTTGGTAAAGGTTCTTTATCAAACCACTCAGCAGTCTCTTTTGAGGTTGGTTCTCTATTTTCTACTGATTTGTGTTCTTCGCCTTCGTCATCTTCTGGCTCTTCACTGGTGTAGGGTTCGAATGGACATTCATCGTGATTTTTTAACCAATCATAAAAAAGTGTAGCATAACCTTCTGCAATTTCACCCTTCTTTAATTGTCTAAAAATTAAAGCAATTGCTTGTTTGAATGTTTTTGGTGTATAAAAATCTTTATCTTTTAATTTTAAAACGATGGATTTAAAATGACCCTTATGCTCATCTTCGGCATCTAAGTCATCGACTAATTTTTTAACGGAATCGAGATTAAATTTGAATTTTTTAACCTCGTCTCTTTTTCTACCTTCGTTTAAAAGACTTTCAACCAGAATATCGTAATTTTTTAACATATTACTACTTATCTCGTAGTAATGCCCATATCTTTTTCTATCCTCTTAAGATCGCTTTCTGATGCGCCAATAATATCGCTGAGTAGACTTTCATCGCCTCCGTACATATTACCATCTTCGCCTATGTAAAGTTCACAAATCTTAATTCTCTCTTCTCTACTACCAAAGATTTCAATCCAAGCAGGAGAATCTTCCTTTGGAAAAATTCTACCATCACCTTGATTATAAGATTGACCAAATGCTTTAAAAATATTATCAATTTCTTCACGGAAAGTTTCATCAATTTCCCTGAAGCCATCGTTTTCAATTGGTACAGTTGCTGCCTTTGTTAAAGGCGTGAAGAAAATAATATCATAAAGTTTAATTGTCTCTCTAACCAAAATCCTTTGCTCATCTAAAAACTTATCTGATACAACTCCGTTGAGGTTTAACCAAGCCGAATATGCTAAACAATCTAATACGCAACGATCAGTAATAACATTTTCTTTTGTAGAGTTTTCAAGAGCTTGATCAGTCAAGAAGTCCATGATAACTTTTTGAGTCTCTTCCGTTGACTCTTTGCTATGAGGAAGATTCTTATCCTTTAAGATATCACGATAAGATTTCTGCGGGGTTTCGTACATATCCCACTTTTTAATAAAGTCCGTGATAAAGGTGGACTTACCCATATTGGTTGAACCTGATATTGCAATTCTCATATTATTTAACTAATGTGTGTTCTAAGATTTCAGGGAAAAACTTTACAATTTCGGAAGTATGATCATCATGAAATACTTCCTTATCGTTTTCATCAACTACAGGTGTTATATTAATATCTTCTAATAAGATAGAAGGAAACATTGTACGAATCTTTTTAGCAATTTCAAACATGTTAAGCGATTCATCTTTGTAGAATGAACCCGATACATCACACGATGATGCAAATAAAAGGCTTTCTAAGATTGTTCTGACTTCTTCTCTTGTTAGAGAATTAATGCTAAACGTTTCATTAATATTATTCATTAATACTATCTTAATAGTTTTTTACTAAAAGTCAAACTATTATACAGTTTCGTCTGAATTAATATTATTTAAATCTTGTCTTGTGTTTTTAATTTGTTGCTGTGGATTTGTTGTTGTTGATGGACTTAACAAATCTGTAAGTTTTTTTAAAATAGATGGTAAATTGGTTGCATTTGTTCTACCGCTTAATGCATTAATAACTTGATTTTTAAAATTTTCATCACCTTCATATGTCTGCTCAAAGAAATCATTTAATGCTCCTAAGAAAGTTTCAACATCCGTTCCATCATCATTCATTGGTGGATTTGCTTCTTGGGTTGGTAATTCACTCGGAATCGTAGGTGAAACTTGTTGTAACTCTGCGGACTCTTCGCCTTCTGTTGCTGCTTGCGGATTTTCCGCTACATCAGGACTAGTGTTTTCATCATCTTCTTGCGAAATCTGATCAGCTTCGCTTAATAGATTATTGTATCTACTAACTAGTTTTAAAAATTTACTCATATTTCAATATTTATCTTTTATGCACAGGTTTCAATTAAATTTGCCTCTGCATCTCTTCTTTCCAAAAGACCATCTAAACCTTGACCTTTCCAAATTCTTTTCATATTTCTTATTTGCTCAGCTATACCTTTATAATCCTTTTTAGGTACTAAGTCTCTTATATTTCTCATTTCTATTCTACTATCTCCCTGTAATGATCCACCACGATTGAAAACCAATGATACTAATGCACCATAGGCATTATCACAGAGATTTTCAACTTGGGGGAATGTGTTTTCGGTTAATCGTGCGAATTTGGGCCACGTAAGTTTATCAAAAATATCAATCGCTTGATCATAACTTACGGTAATTCCTAACGGTTTAACTTTTTGAACATATTCCTTTCCTTCTTGACCAGTTTTACCTGATGCCTCTTTGACTGCATTAAGTTGTTTTTCTGGTAAGAAATAAAATATTTTTTGCAATTCATCTGGTGTATAATATCCGCAATCTACACCAATTCCCAATGTTAGACCGCTGTGACCTCCGGGCCATGTAGGATGGGAAAGATGCTGATCATAGTAAGATTTGCCTCCACCAATCTCGTATTCTAAAATTAGACTTAATGCTTTTGGACTAGGTTGTTTCATAATTCGGTTATATTATAATCTTGCTCTTTTGCATTATTTGTTAAAACTTGTTCAACTACGCTGACAGGAAGAGCCATTGGTACATTTGAATTTTGTGTTATTGATTGAGCGTTACCAAAAACACCAACACTTGAAGAACTATTATATTTTAAATCAACTAAACCTTGAGCACCTAAATAAACAGAAATAACAAGAGCAATTTGCTCCATTATTTTTGTAAAAATTGTTGCATAAGTTGTAATAACAATATCGTGATCTTTAGGAATCCAAAATAAAATTCCTACGGCGATAAAAAACATCGATACAATTATCAACAAAGAAGTCATGATAACAAAAAACTTTTTTGATGCTAAATGATTTACATCCTCCATCTGTTTTTCCAATTCAGGTGGAGTATTCGGCGGTGCTTTTCCATTTGTTAAAAAAGCACTAGCTGTTTGAGCTATAAGAACTATATGATTCCACATATAGTTACTTATTCAGGCAATTTAAATCAATGTGCCTAAAATAAATCCAACAATGAATCCTAGCAAAAATACTGCTTTGTATGGATTGGTTTTAATCCATAAAACAAGTATATTTGCATCCTTTACGACTTCTTTTTTTACTATAGGAATGTCAGTTTCAACTGCGGATGTTATTTGTGTTAATGTTGTCATAAAAAGAATAATCCATTAGCTTTAAGATAGAAATAAAGAGCAATAAGTGCCATTAATCCTACGATTACGCAATTTCGCCAAAGAATAGCCAGATCTTTCTTGACTACAAGTGTTTTATAATTGTTTAAGTCATTTACCATCTTGTCATTCATATCCTTTTGTCTTGCAATTTCTTTATCGGTATTAATTTTGTCATTCTTCATATTAATATTATCTTTTGCCAACTGATCTTTGGTTTCTCTATCTTTTAAGAGGTTGTCATATTCAGATGATTCAACAACTATAACTTTACTATTTTGATACTGTTTTGGAACTAAAACAACTTGAGTTTTTTCTCCTTGTTTTGAATCTTTAACAACATCACCTGCTTCGTAAACCGATTGAATATTGATTCTATGTTTTGGGATTTTAACTAAACGTGTAGTTTGATCTGAATAATAGTATGCAAGATCAACTCGACCCTTGTTTACAGAATCATTTGTTGCATATACATTTTGACTGAGTGCTTCTGATTGTTTTTCGGTATAAACCGTACAGGAAACAAGTAGTAAAGTTGCTAAAATAAATAATTTTTTCATAATTTTATTTAACCGTAAAGTTCATTATTCAAGTCTTGATTGGTAAAGTTGGGATCTTTAATATTATACCAAGTTGGCTTTTCTGGTGCTTTATATAAAATATCACCATCATGTGATGCAGTAACTAAATCACTCGTTGCTGTAGGTAAATGTACTTCATCTCCACTATAGCAATTTAATGGTGCAACACCGTTACCAGACCATTTACTCTTAAAAGAACTACCCAACCCCTTTGGCTTGTTTTGTTCTTCTAATGCATTTGCTATACGCTCTAAAGCATTTACTAATTCATCCATTCTCATTTCAATTCTAGTCATATAGAAAAATTTAACGCAAAAAGTGCAAAAGTCAAATTTTGCCAAGAAATATTAAAAGTATTATAGTATATTAAAGTACTTTAAGTATTATAATTAATAATATAGTTAAATTAAAAGAACTTAAAGGTATTAAAACGGACGACATCCTATTTTACCCAATTGGTTTATATTTGTCAATAGGGTGTTTTAACCTTTTTTTAACTTTTGTTAAAAATTCTTCATCTTCTCCTGTAGGAATAATGCAAGGAATATGGTTAAAAGTACCTTTAATAGTCTGAAACATAGGTTTTTCACTCTGATGTTCAATAAAATTAGGCAATCTTTGCTTTAAATTCTTTTTTGCTATAGAAATAAACTTAAAAGGTTCTTCAAAAAAGGTAGACCATATATTTAAATCTTGTTTTTCTCTATAAAAACACAGAATTTTACATTTTGATTTGCTGGCTTTATCATTTATGCTAATTACAGCATCTGAAATCCATAGCTGAATAAACTCTTTGATTCTTAATTTCTTATCAGAAACCTTGTCTTCTTTGACAAACCCCCATTCATGGGCATAATCAACATAATCAGCTGCTAACTCTTCAATATAATCAAAAACATCAAAGATAAGGACATTATCTTTGATGTAGTAACAAAAATACTCTTTAGATGTTCTCATCCCTATTAGATATTATAACATCTAACAGTATATTTTCAACAATTTCTTGTGGCAGAGCAGTATTTGCATATTTCACACTCTCATTTATGTCTTTATACTGCTTTTTGAGTCTTTCTTTAAGTTCAAATGCTAAAACATTCTGTTCTCTTGAGAGCTTTTCGTATGTAGGGGTATGCTGAAGCTCCAATGCCTCCAGTAATGGTTGACCAGCATTCGCAAGGATTCCAGCCAATCTTTTATAAAAACGATTTAGAGGTGATATTATAGGCGTTAGGTTCAATTTTGAGATATTCTCATAAAGATAACTCAAAATCGTAGATTTTTCTACCTGTTCTTTGACGTTTGCAAGGAATTCAGGACCTTTAATATGAACTTTTCCATATGGATTAAAGGGGCAACCCGTTCCTGTTACCTTTGAACCACAAAAAATACATTTATTTGGCGCATCAAAGTGAACATGGGTTTTGGTTGGACTATAAAGGCAAGGTCTACCATAATACTTTGAAGCGCAATATATACATCTAGAGTCCATGTCTTAATATTTAGTCTAAAATACCGTATTTTTCTAGCTCTTGCTTGGGTGCTTTACCAATTCTCAAGTTTAAAATGCCATTATAGTAATCTTTTCTGAATAAAACATCCTTTTCCATCTGTTCTTTTGCTTCAAAATAAGCCAATGCCCATTTCGAATCACAAGTTCTTAATATTTTAAAAATAAACTTATCCTTTCCATGTTTTTTAATATCTTCAATCAGTTCATTAGATGAACTAGTATACGTTTTCCAATCCGATTCCTTTGAATCTATTCTATTTCGTTTTTTACCCTTTAATGGTTTTCTTTTAATACGAGAATGACATTGTTTTTTACCAATATATTTTTTATTGGTAACTGTATTTGTTATTTCGTATATAAAGCCGAAAGTTTCTTCTGTTATTTCAACAGATTCATTTAAGATCCAGTGCCCTGTATCCATTATTTCTTTTTACTCTTCTTTTTTCTTTTGCGTTTAGAATTCATTAACGGTGGGAAATTTCTTCTGATAACACCACCTAATGGTTGAGCCAATCTTGTTTCTTTAGGATTCCACACTCCATCTCCACTAAATTGAGAGGGTGTTCCAGAAGAAGAACCGAGTGCTCCACCTTGACCAGCACAATTAGTTGCCATTTCTTCTAAAACATTTTTAATTATTATTTGCAATCCATTCATAATATGTTATATTAATTAATACTTATGGAGCTATTTGATAAATTTCAGGAAGAAATTAAAGAAGATTTGCAAATTGACCAGATTAATCTGATGGATAGGCAGTTACGTGCTCCTGCACTTAAACATAAGTGGATCGCTCGTTTAATGGAGCAAAAAAGAAATAAAAACAGATTAGAAAAAAGAAAGAAGGAATTAAAAGAAAGCGTTTTAAAGCAACTGGAAAGCGGAGGTATACCAACAGGCGTTCCGAAGGCATCAATAAAGGAAAAGGTTGAAGCATCTGATACTATTAAAAAAATAAATGAAGAAATAGAAGATGTTGATTTATTAATTGAATATCTAGAAAAGGTAGAAAAGGTATTTTCAAGTATTACGTATGATATTCGTAATATTACTGAAATTACCAAACTTGAAACAACATGATCAATTTAGGGATAACTTCAAATGGTAAGCAAGGTCAGATTGATTCTGATGCGACTACACTTGCATTAATACGTGAGAAGTTTTCCATTTCTAATCCTGCACATCGAAGAAATACTAGATTTGTACCAGCAAGACTTTATTGTATAACCCCAGCTGGAAAATTTGAAATAGGTATGCTTAAAGATATCACATCTTATCTTGATAGCACCCAGAAAAAATATCAAATAACCGAAGATTTAAAAAATAAATTTTTTGTTGGATACGAAGATCCTATTATTAAAAAATATTGTTTAACCTATAGAGATCACCAAGACAAGTCGATAAGAGAAGCAGTAAAAAAAGGAAGAGGCGTAATTTGCATTCCTACTGCTGGTGGTAAAACTCTTATCATGGCTGGTATCATTGAGAGTATGAGACTTTCAATGTATAAACCAAACGCAAAAGCATTGGTTTTAGTTCCAAATATACAACTTGTCGAGCAAACATCAAAAGATTTTGAAGAATATGGCATGGAAAGCGTTACTAAATGGTCAGGTGACAATATCCCTGATCCACAGGCGACAACAATTGTTGCAGGAACCCAAATTCTATTGAGTGAAAAATCAGATTTATCGCTTTTGGGTGATATAGATCTATTATTAGTTGATGAAACGCATGGTTTAAGAAAAGGTAACGAAATCAACAAAGTTTTGCAACTTGTAAACACTAACTATAGGTTTGGTTTTACTGGAACGATGCCAACCTCTTTGATTGATCAATGGAATATCATTGGAAAGATAGGACCCATCATATTCCAAGAAAAAACTCAAGATCTTAAAGATAAAAATTACGTTTCAGATTTTAAAATCTTTATATTAAATGTAGTTCATAAAAATATACCAAAAATAGAACATAACCCTAATAGACCGAGTGAAGCTTTCGAAAAAGAACTTGAATTTTTGACAAATAACTCAAGAAGGAACGAAATTATCACAAATCTTGCGTTAAAACTCAAAAATAACACTATCATAATGGCTGATAGAATCCAACACGGAGAAACGCTAGAGCAACTTTTGAAAGAAAAATGCAAAGAGTTTAATAAAATTGTTTATTTCATAAGAGGATCAACCGAAATGGAAGATCGTGAAGCCATAAGAAAATTAATGGATGGTAGAAGTGATGTAATTGTTGTTGCAATATCAAAGATATTCAGCACAGGTATAAATATACCCAATCTACATAATATTATTTTTGCATCTGCTGGAAAAGCAAAGATTAAAATCATGCAGTCCATAGGTCGTGCATTGAGATTACATCCAACAAAAACAATGGCTAATATTTTTGATATTTCCGATAATACAAAGTATGGCAAAAGACATTTAACAGAAAGAGAAACTTTATATATTTCCGAAAATTACATTTATGAAAAAACCGACATACATTAAAAGAAAAAAACGAATAAAAAAAGAAGATACATTTGATGATCTAATCTATCATGATGTCATCGATGATGGGTATGACTTAAGAGATGATCACGAAGAAGAACTATTAATAAATGAAGAAGATGACACCGATTTAGTCGAAAATGCTTTAGAGGACGAACAACCCCTAGAGGATGAACCCATTTTAGAAGAAGTTGAAGCACCTAAAAAAAGAGGAAAGGCTACTGCTGACAAGGCAAAGTTTTATGTAGATCCAAAGGAATTCGATGCCGAAATCATGAATTATTATGACACTGGTAAAATGTCTGATAATTTAGCCAATATGGTTAGTAAAATTTCACATAAATTAAGTTATGCACCAAATTTTATTAACTACACATATCGAGAAGAAATGGTTGGAGATGGCGTTATTAGAATGATGAAAGCACTTATGGCTAAAAAGTACAATCGTGATAAGGGAACAAATCCTTTTTCTTATTTCACACGCATTGCATTTAATGCTTTCCGTAATCGAATCAAAAAAGAGAAGCATATGGCTGAAACCCATGACAAATATTCAAATGAAATTTTAATGATGTCTCAAAATTACAACGTTTTGATGAAAAATAACAACATTAGAATAAACAAAGAAAGAGAAAGGCATTGAAAAATTTAAATTACCTGTTATTATCTTCTTAATGAAGATTTCTAGTAGAAAAATAGGATGTTTTTCTGATATCCACATTGGGCTTGGACAAGATAGCAAGCAATGGCATGATATTGCTTTGAATTTTGCTAAATGGGCATCCGAAGAATACCTAAAATTAGGAATTGATGAGATTATAATACCTGGTGACATATTTCACAACAGAAGTGAGATCAATGTTGCTACTCTAGCAACCGCAAAAGAGTTTTTTGATTATTTTAAAGATTTTACAATTTATATTTCCAGCGGAAATCATGATTGTTTTTATAAAAACAATAGTACGGTAAATTCTATATCAATTCTTGATGGATGGGGTAATATCAATATAGTTGATAAAGAATGTGAAACCATAAAAACACCATATAAGGATATTGTTATGGTTCCTTGGGGTGTTGAATATGATCAAATTCCCAAAACTGATGGTATTATCTTTGGTCATTTTGAGATTAGTTCTTTTTACATGAACTCTTATAAAGTTTGTGAACACGGGATGGAATCAAAACAGCTTTTTAAGAAAGCACCGTTGATAGTTTCAGGTCATTTCCATAAAAAAGATGACAGAAAATATGATAATGGTAGGATTGTTTATCTTGGAAGTCCTTATCAACATAATTTCGGAGATGCAGGTGATGCAAGGGGTATCTATATACTAGATCTACAAAATAATGAATTTGAGTTCATCGAAAATAATATTTCACCTAAACATCATAAAGTATCAGTAAAAAATTTCATAGATAATTCTAATTCTGAAAATATAGAACAGTTAAAGGCAATTTTAGAGAATAATATTGTTAGTTTGGTAGTTGATACTGAAATTGGGCAAGAGGAGCTTGCACTTTTAACCACAAAACTCCATAAAACATTGCCGTTATCAATTAGAACCGATTATTTAGCGGATAATACCGATTCAGCCATCTTAAATGAGGCAAAGGAAATTGACTCTGGTAACTTACTCAAGGATATTGAGGAATTTGTTAACACTCTAGACATCGAAAACAAAAAAGAAGTCATTGAATATCTTACAGAAAGTTATAATTTATTATCAAAATGAACAACGAAATAGGAATAGGCATTCTTGACCTTTATACTCAAGAAGATTTAAATAATTGTTTAAAATCTGTACCTCAAGATTTTATATACCGTGGAGATGGTGATCCTAGACCAAATCAAGTATTTGTTGTTTCAAATAACAATAATAAAGATCCATATGGTGTTGTACAAGAATATAAAAAATATACAACGTCTGTACAGTTAGCAACAATGAGAAATTGGTTAATTTCTCAAATGAGATTAAAGGGATTAAAGTATTATTTTCTTATTCATTCCAATCAAGTTATCAAAAATCCAGAAATTTTTGAAAAGACTCTTAAGCTTGCTGACACCTTTGGTACGTGGATTATTACAGGAGCATCAACCGATAATATTCCTCTTGAAGATGATGAAAAGGGTGTAACACTTAACCTTTCCAAACATTTAAATACAGAGTTTTTATTTTTGTTTTCAGGAATAGTAAAAACATTTGGCTATTTCGATGAAAGATACTTCAATAGTTTACAATTAGATGTTTTAGATTATGTCACAAAGGTCAGAAACAAAAATGCTTACCCACCAAACAACTATCATCCAACAATACCTAGTGATTGGTTAGAAAGCGGTATCGGTAATATCAATAAACTTGGATTTAAGGATATGCCAGATCAATCAAGAGACGTTCAATTAAGTTATGCACATTTCTTGAATGAACACAAGTATCTGCCTACGCAAAATGATCCACCACATGTATCTCAAGAGGAATTACTCAAATCAATGGAAGTAATTCAAACCAATTATGCAAAAAAATAAAATTGGTGTCGGTATAATTACATGCGACAGGGAAGATTTTTATATTAAGGCTAGTGAAAGTCTTAGTAAAGCACTTCAAATATATACAGATTTTGAGACGGTAACGGTAAATGATGGTACTAATAAATTAAAGTACCAACCAATAAATTTAATAGATACAATTGGTAGACAAGGTGTTGGTAAAGCTAAAAACGCAGCTTTAAAATTCTTAATGGAAAGAAATTGTGAGCATATCTTCTTAATGGAAGATGATATTGAGATCGAAGACGTATTTGTATTCAGAGAATATATTAAAACCGCAAATGTTACTGGTGTTAAACATTTAAATTATGGATTACATGGTAATCATAACCGAGATGGTTACGGAAATCCAATAATAAGAAAAACCGTAAATTATCCAGATGACACAAAGATAGATTTATACCCAAATCTTCTTGGTGCATTTAGTTATTTTCATATATCCGTTTTAGATGAGATTGGTTTAATTGATGAAGACTATTATAATGCTATGGAGCATGTAGATCACACCTACAGAGCCATTAAAGCAGGTTATCATCCTCCATTTCGTTGGTTTGCTGATGTTCATGGTTCGGATAAGATGTTAAAGGATATTGTCCCAGATCATCAGCAGAGTAAAATTAGAACTGAATCCGATTTTCAACAAACATTTAAAAATGGTTTAGATTTATTTATTAAAAAACAAGGATTTAGTGTTATTGGTGGTTACGGACCCGCTGAAAAACCTTACACTGAACAAGATTGTGTTAAATCATTACAAGAAATATGGAAAAAAAAGAAAAAATCGGAGTAGGAATAGTTACATATAATTCAGAAGATTACTTTAAAACTCTTTATGAATCACTTCCTCTTGCCAAAATTGATGAATTAGTTGTCATCAATGGAGGTAATCATTACAAGGAGAACTATGCATGCCATTGGGTGCAACATAACACTAACTGCTATCCAGCAATTTGTCGAAATGATGCTATAAATTTTCTTTTAAACAGGAATTGCGAACACATCTTCATAATTGAAGACGATATGATAATAAAAAGACCTGATATATTTGATGAATATATTAAAGCATCTAAAGAAACTGGTTTAAAATATCTCTGCTATACAAGCATGGCATGGGAATCTGGTCCAATCGGTAATAGAACACCTCGTTTAACAGTTAATTATAAAAACAATGTTAAAATATCCTTTTATAAAAATATGTGCAACGAATTTACATATCATCATAAATCATGCTATGAAAAAGTTGGTTTATATGATACTCAATTTAGAGATCCTTTTGATATTGACATGGCATATAGAGAATCCCAACAAGATTATGCAGCACCCTTTTGGTATTTTGCTGATATAGCCGATTCGGACTTATATATTGAAAATAATCCTGTTGCGGTAAGTCGTTTACAAGCAGATCGTCCAGATGGATCAAGAGAACAAAGAATACAAGAACAATGGCAGCTTTTTATCAAAAAACATGGTATAATGGTCAATCAAATACCAGATATCCCACAAGAAGATGTTATTAAAAAATTAAAAAATATTAAATCATGAAAATTTGGTCAAACCCACACATGTTTCCAACAAATGAAGTAGTTCAAGAGCATATTTTGCTATTTCCTTTTCTTAGTCTTGAATTAATAGAAAAAAATTTAGATTTTGTTGATGTAAGAAAATGGATTAAAGAAGCCAGAAAATATATTCAATATACATCAATAGATGACTGCGATGTTATAGTATATCACGCTAAATTAAATCAAAATATAGGTGAATATATAAATTTAGCAGAAAAATATAATAAAAAAGTTATTGCATTATATAACGATGATAATGCAACACCGACAAACTTACCAAATTGCATTGATGTCTACAGAACTTCTTTCTATAGATCAAAAAGAAAACAAAATGAATATGCTTTGCCAGCATGGTCGGATGATTTTAATAATACAAAATATTTTCAACCAAAAATAAAAACCAAAAAACCAACAATTGGTTTTTGTGGTGCTTTATCTAATGAATATAGACAACAAGCAATGGATATTTTAAATATAAATGAAAACGTTATTACTAATTTTTTAGTTAGAAAGGAAGGATTTTGGGGTGGTTCCGTTCATAATCCAACTTTAAGAAAACAATATATAGATAACATGTATGATAGTGATATAATATTATGCTGTAAAGGCGTTGGTAATTTTTCATATCGATTATACGAGACAATGAGTTTAGGTAAAATACCATTGATAGTTAATTCTGATATGATCTTCCCATTCGAAGATAAAATAGATTGGAAAAATATATCGATATTTGTTAATTCAATAGATGAAATAAACGAAGCGGTTAATAATTTTTGGAATTCCATATCGGATAATCAATATATTGATTTACAGATTAAAATAAGAGAGATATATGAAAATAGCATATCGCCACTGGGGTTTATAAAAGAAATCAGTAAAATATATGAAAATAGCGATAGGAATTAATATTTTTGGATATTACACTAGACAAGATCAATGTATAGAAGTATTAAATCGGCTTGTGGCAAAACATTCAAATGTTTCTCTTTATAATATAACATTTGAAAATGAAAAAAATTACACTTTAGGATTTAATCATTTGCCAGTACTAAAAAGAAAAGCAAAAGATATAATTAAAGGGTCAAATTCTGATAAACCAATAGCTAAAGATTTTTTTGATGCTTTATCTACTGTTGATTGCGATTACTTTTTATTTTTAAATAGTGACATTTTATTAACCGATAGATTATTAAAATTAATATCAAAGGGTGAATATGAATCTTATTCTTTTTCTCGACATGATTGTTATAAAATTGATTCTTTAAATAATATTATACCATTTAGAATAGAGATTGCTGGATTTGATGCATGGGCGGTTAAAAAGGATTGGTGGATACAAAATAGAAATTATTTTCAAGACTATATCTATGCTGAACATTTATGGGATGTTGCGTTTGCAATAGAGTTATACAATAGAAGCAATTCATTTTTAGGAAATAAAGAAGTTTATATTTGTCATGAAAAACACGAGTTAAAATGGAATGAATTTTCTCCTGAAGCAGTTCATAATTCCAAATTATGGGAAAGTACGCCTTACCATAAAAAATGGCATGAATTTATATATTCATATCTTGTAAAACGATTACCATACGGTCAATTTTTATATCCTTTATCTGATGAGAATGAAAAAGAAATGGAATTTTTAAAAATATGAAAAGTATAAGAGAATTTTATAGTAAAATCTATATTATACATTGGAAACCCTTAACAGATAGAAGGGAATATATGGAAAAGAAATTAGAAGAATTCGGATTAACTGATTTAGTTGAATGGGTTGATCAATATGATAAACCCGAAAGCATTAAAAAAATTAAAAATGCTTTCCATATTAATCCACGTTTACTCTGCGTAAATCAATCGCACATATATTGCTATGAGCAACAATTAAAAAGAAAATATGAACACGTTCTTATATTAGAAGATGACATTGATTTTCAAAATATCAATCTTAATTTATATTTGGAACAAGCTGCTTTTGAATTTGAAAAATTAGATGGTGATGTTGCATTTTTGAGTTCATGTTGTGGTATGGAAGTTCAAAATAAAAAACCTCCCACACTTTTATATTATGATCCCTCATATATTACCAGATGCACAGGAGCTTATATTGTTAGTCTTCGGTGTGTTGAAAGTTTATTGATAGCTGCTAAAATAAATTGTCATGCAATAGATAGAATTTTAAATTATTTTATTCCACGTATGAAAATAAGAGTTCTTTGGTCGGGTTTAGTTTTAAAACAAGGTTCCGAAACAGGAAAATATAAAAGTGCTTTTGTTGATATAAGAGATTCAAAGGGTAATTACAGAACATGAAACTATATACAGTTTTTACAGAATCTCATTATGGGATGTTCAAGGATTATTTTATAAAAAGTTTTCCTTTTGATCCAAATTTAGAACTTGTTGTTAAATTTAAACCACAAGTTTGTCCTAGTTCAGAATTTCATAGTGAGGGTTGGAGAGATACAATGATGTATAAGGTTCAATGTTTTATTGATGCCGCTTATGAAACGGAAAATGGAAAATGTTTTATGTTTTCTGATCCAGATATTCAGTTTTTTAAACCTTTTCATGATGAAATATTAAATTATCTTGGTGATGCTGATGCAATTTTTCAAAATGATTTTGGTGGAGGTGTCAACACTGGTTTTTTTATGATGAGATCTACGCCCAAAACCCGTGCATTTCTTCAGACTGTTAAAGGTAATCTTCATCATTTTCCAGAAGAACAAGTATGTTTTAATCATTTATTGGGAAATTTTCCAATTTATCAAAAGATTGCATTTAATTGGAAAATGCTACCAGTAAAATACTGGACTTATGGTGAAATAGCAGCTAGAACAGGTAAAACTTGGACAGGCGAAGAGCCTTTTGATATACCTAGCGATATTGTAATTCATCATGCTAATTGGGCAACGCCTTTTAAAAATAAAATAAAAATGTTAAATTTAGTAAAGGAGAAATACGATGCTAGATCAATTTAAAAAATACTGTATAAAGGCAGAATATCCACAATATCCGCCTTATCATCAAGGAAAATATTTGGAGCAATACTTTTTAGATTTTTATTTAAAAAATTATGATGAATTTGAAAAGTTAGATAGAAAGTATATACCTATCATGTGGACTGATATCTACATAAAAGCATTAACTATGATTCCTGATTTACAAAAAGATCTAAAGGAATTAGATGGATCAAAAAAATATTTTACAGTATCACAACATGATGATGCGCCATCTTTAAAGCTACCTATAAATACAATAAATTTTTCCGCTGGTGGGAATGTACCAAATACAATACCAATTCCCTTAATTTGCAGCGAAATACCAAACAAACCAATTCTTGATAAAGATATATTCTGTAGTTTTGTAGGTAGCGTAACATATGGGGATACATTTTGGGGGAAAATATCACACGATATTAGAAATAAAATGTTAGAAGTTTTAAATGGAAAGTGTGAATATGTATTAAACACTAAAAGTTGGTCTTCTAATGTAGAAAAAGAAAAGATAGATTTATTTTTAACTACTACTGCTCGTAGTAGATTTACCTTATGTCCAAGGGGTTATGGTGCAACCAGTTTTAGACTATATGAATCAATGCAATTGGGTTCAGTTCCGGTTTATATTTATTACCAAAAACCATTTTTACCTTTTATCGATGATATAAACTGGCATGATATATGTGTATTAGTTGATTTTGATGATATTGAAAATTTAGATGGTATATTAAAATCAATATCCGATGAAAGATATAATTTCATGCTTGAAAAAATAAAAGAAATTTACCCAAAGTATTTTACTTTAGAAGGAACTTGTGTTAATATCTTAAAAACATTGCAGAAATGAAAAAAATATTATTTGTAATAGCACGTTATAACGATTACCGACAACAAATTTTTGATGAGATAATTTCACCAAGAAATAAAGCATATTGTGATAAACATGGGTTTAAATATGTTGTAATAGGTAATGATGCACCCCTTGAATTGTATAGGGGTAATCCAACATGGTGGAAATTTTCAATTGTAAAGAATTTAATTGATAAGGGAACTCTGGTAGATGACGATATGCTTGCACACATTGATGCAGATATGTATTTTGTTAATGATTCGGTCTCAATTGAAACACCAAAATCATTTTCATACGCCATAGATTCCGGTAACACCCATTGTATGGGCTGGTATAGTATAAAAGTTAATGAATGGTCAAAAAAGCTTATTAATAATATTTTATCAGATGATAGATTTAATAAATTAAATAATAAAATCTCAATACACGAAAGATTTCAAATTCAATCTAGCTTTTGGCATGAGTTTAGAGAGCAAGCGAGTTGGTATAGTTTAGCAGGTATTAAAAGACACTCTGATAAATCTTTTTGGGAATATCCAAATAATGGGTTTCATAGTGAAATAAACGAAGATGTGGTGTATTCAATTGATGAATTAAATGAAAATGTTCATATATTTGATACTGGGTTTAATGTAACCGAATGGATTGGTGAAACAGGTGGTAGTTTTAATATAAACAGAGTATCAATTGATAATGTTATGATAAGACATTTTGCTGGTGGTCAGGATTGGAATAAAGTAAGGAACTGGATAAATTAAAGCATGAAAAAAGTTTTAATTACTGGTTCTGGTGGATTAATTGGCTCCGAAGCCGTTGAATATTATTGCAATAAAGGTTATCAGGTTGTGGGAACCGATAATAATTTTAGAGAGTATTTTTTTGGTAAAGGTGGATCAGTTGAATGGAGACTTAACGAATTAAAAAAACATAAAAACTATACTCACTATAATTCTAATATCGTTAACCGAGAAGAAGTTGAAAATATTTTTATACAGCAGGGTAATTTTGACCTTATCATTCATACGGCGGCTCAACCTTCTCATGATTGGGCATGTAAAGAACCATTAACCGATTTTAATGTAAATGCAGTCGGTACTATTAACCTTTTAGAGTCTTATAGATTGTATTCACCTGATGCAGTATTTATTTTCACATCAACTAACAAGGTTTATGGCGATACACCAAATAGAATTGCATTACACGAAGATGAAACTAGATTCACTCCTCTTTTACCCGATCATGAAAATGGATTTGATGAATGGGTATCAATAGATCATTGTTTACATAGTGTATTTGGTGCTAGTAAAGTGGCTGCTGATATAATGGTTCAAGAATATGGAAAATATTTTAATTTAAAAACCGTTGTATTTAGAGGTGGTTGCTTAACTGGACAAAAACATTCCGGTGTTGAACTTCATGGATTTCTTTCATATTTGGTAAAATGTTGCGTAAATGATATTCCATATACAATTTTTGGGTACAAAGGTAAGCAAGTAAGAGATAATATCCATTCTTCGGATTTAATATCTGCCTTTGATGCATATTTTGAATCACCTAGAGCAAATGGTGAAGTTTATAACATTGGAGGAGGAACATATTCAAATTGTTCTGTCATAGAAGCTATCAATTTAATAGAAAATATGATAAATAAGAAATTAAACTATACTATTAAAGACGAAAATAGAATAGGAGATCATATATGGTGGATTTCTGATACTAGAAAATTTAAAAGACATTTTCCAAACTGGAAACAAGAATATAACATGGAGAAAATCATCGAAACCTTTTTAAAATGAGAAAATTAAAATTAAACTTTGTAGACTTTTGGCCCAATCTTATTAAAGATGACAATTATTTTTACAATCTATTAAAAACAAAATATGATGTAGAAATTGATGAAGTAAATCCAGATATTTTATTTTTTTCTGTTGATTATGGTAATGCAAGGGAAAGAGATCGCTATAATAATTGTCTAAAGGTTTTTTACACGGGTGAGGACGTAGCACCAAATTGGAATGAATGCCATTTAGCTTATACTTTTCGTCATTCCGATGATCCTAGAGAGTATCGTTTACCTTTATGGGCATTATATTTAAATTGGTTTAATCGCCCATATAATGATGATAGAGATCAAGCAAATTTGGTTTCATTAGAAGATTTTTTAAATAAGCCAAAGCAAATTAATAAGACTAAATTTTGTGGATTTATGGCAACACAACCTAAAGGTAAAAGAGTTGAGTTCGTTCCAAAGCTAAACAACTATAAGAAAGTAGATTGTGTCGGACCTTTATATAATAATACGGGGCATTTAGTGCTTGATTCTAAAGGCAATTGGGCAAGAGGAGATCAAAAATATAAAATTGATTGGTTAAAACAATGTAAATTTAATATTGCAATGGAAAATTGCGAATCTCTTGGATATTGCACCGAAAAGATAATACATTCTATGTTTGCAATGTGCGTTCCAATTTATTGGGGGTCTAAATCTGTTAATAAGGATTTTAATCCCGAATCATTTATAAATTGCCATGATTATTCTTCAGATGAAGAAGTCATAGAAAAAATAAAAGAGATAGATTCAGATATTGAAAAATATAAAAATATATTGCGCCAACCTTGGTTTATTGATAATAAGATACCCGATTTCGTTCAACCTGAATCCGTTATAACCTTGATTTCTAATCAAATTAAATGAAACCTGATAAAATTTACATAGTTCATTACACTAAATTAAATGATAGATACTCCAATCTAATTCCTTTTTTAGAAAATTGTAAAATTCCTTATGAATTTATAACAGAATACGATAAAGAAGATTTAAATGTAGATGTTTTAAATCAATTTTATCTTGCGGATGAAGAAAAATTTGCAAATAAAATTAAACCATTATGGGATTCTAATATTCATAAATTCAGAGTATTAAATATGCCTGAAATATCATGTACAATCAAACACTTGATTGCAATTAAAAAACTTTCAATTGAATGTGAAAATTTTGGTCTTATTTTAGAAGATGATGTACTGTTTAATAGTAATTTTAACAGTTTTTATAAGAAATATTTTCAAGAAACACCAAATGATTGGGATGCGATATTCTTAGGCGAAGGATGTGGTGTCAATTTTCAAAGTCATAAACTTATGGAAAGTAAAAAGGTAAGCGAGAATTCATTTTTAATGAATCATCCTGCAACAAATTGTGCAGAAGCTTATCTTTTAAAACCGCAAATAGCATCTAAAATATATGAATCGGCTGTTCCATTCCAATTAGTTTCCGATTGGGAGATTGCTTATCAGTTATATAAATTTGATGCTAAAACCTATTGGTGGTATCCATCTATAGCGACACAAGGTTCTAGAACCGGATTATATACATCAACATTAGATTCGGGACAAAGACAAAGATAATGAAAAAAATAGCATTTATTAAATTTGCAGGATTAGCTTCCGGTGGAATTGAAAAATATCTCCAGACTATAGCTTGTTTATTACCTAAAGATCGTTATCAAGTTGATTATTTTTACACTAATGCCGCACCATTTTGGTATTCTAGTTTTGAACATCCTGATAACGACCTCAAAAGAAAAGAATTCGTAGAAAACAATGGTATAAAAACAATCCAAGTTCATGTTGATCATAAAATCGGTAACGTTGAACCGTATGAATGGGTTGGTACTAATTTTTGGGATATTTTTAAAGAATCCAATTATGATTTTGTGCAAACTGGTAGATGTGGTTATCCCGAATATCCATTTAATTTAATTAACCAATGTTCAATCATTGATAGCATTCATAGTTTTACAGGAGAAGATAAACCAAACATTAAGAAAGCTATTTTATTGTGCAAATGGCAAGCTGATAAATGGGGAGCTAATGGTGGTAATATATCAAAAGCCGAAATAATCCCATCTATTGTAAAAGTACCAGAAAAAAAGAAATCAAATATTAGAGAATTATTAGGTATAAGTGAGGATAAATTTGTATACGGCTTTCACCAAGCAACCAGAGGTGATATATTTTCACCTGTTTCTTTGCAAGCATATTCATTAGTGCAGAATGACAATACTTGTTTTATTATTCTGGGTGGAAGTGAACAACATATAAATTTAGCTAGAGAATTACAGCTTAAAAATGTTTATTTTGTAAAATTTACAAGTTCTGTTGAAAACATTCACAATTATTTAGAAGGAATTGATGTTTTTGCTCATGCAAGATCAGACGGCGAGGTTTGTTCTGCTTCAATAATAGAAGCAATGTATCACGGTAAACCTGTTGTAAGTCATCCTGCGTTAAATATGGGACATTTAGAGCAAATAGAAGGATGTGGAAAGGTGGCATATTCAGTTGAAGAATATGCATCAGAATTATCATTGTTAAGAGATAATAAAGATTACTATGTCGAAAAAAGCGAAAACACTCTAACTAGATATTATCAAAAATATGATTATAGAAAAGTTGAACAATCTATTATAGACTTATACGATAACCTCTCTAAATAAAAATATGAAAACAGTAGAAGAAAAAATAGACGAAATAGAACATAGACTCAGAACCGAAGCAATTGTAACGGATTGCATTCATGATTATCATGAAACGTTTCATTTAAAATGCACCGAATACGTTGAACTTGATGGATTATGGTTAGAATTTGGTGTATTTACTGGAAGAAGTATTGAACAATTTTCCAGAAAAGCACCAAAGGAAATATATGGCTTTGATTGCTTTGAAGGATTACCTGAGTATTGGGATTCAAATAATCCAAAAAATTGTTATAGTTTAGGTGGTAATGTACCACCAGGTTATATTGTTGGCGAAAATCATTCTATGTTTGATAGTAGCCTTCCACAAAATTGGAAGCCATGGCCCGAAAACGTAAAACTTATAAAGGGTCTTTTCGAGGATTCTTTACCACTTTTCTTAAAAAAGTTTGAAGGTGATGTTGCTTTCGTTCATATTGATGGTGACTTATATTCATCCGCTAAAACAGTTTTAACAGAATTGACTCCTAGATTCAAAAAAGGCTCGGTATTATTGTTTGATGAAATCAATGATTATGATGATTACCGAAATCATGAGATTAAAGCTTTTGCTGAATTTTTATTGGATACTGGTTTTGATTATCAGCCATTGCTACATCAAAAAGAAAGCTACAGTCAAGGTTTATTTAAATTAATATAAAATATGATAAAATATATAAAATCCAGTTGGAATGGTGAACATGAACACACCAAGGATAAAGAAGTTTATGACTATTTAAATGAATTAAAACAAAAAAAGGGGAGAGATATTACATTAATAGATATTGGTGGTGCTGCCAAATTAAGAATACCAGAATACACAACTCATATTTTAGATTTTCAACCAGAAAAATTAAAAAATGACAATGTTATTAAATTTGGTGGAGATATGGAATTAAATGATACGTGGACTCCTATTTTTAAATACGTCGAGAAAAATGGTAAGTTTGATTTCGTGGTATGCACTCATACATTAGAAGATCTTAATGCACCTATTCAGGTTATTTTAAATTTATTCAAAATAGCGGACGCAGGACTGATTGCAGTTCCAACTAAATACATGGATACGAAGAGATGGGAAGGAAATTATTTGGGGTATCATCACCATAGGTGGATTTACACTATTAAAAATAAAGTATTTTGTGGATACCCTAAAATGGGATTAATGGAGCATGTAAATTTTAATTTTGCTTCTAGTCAGGCGTATCATAATAAATTCGGAGATTTACAAACGGAAATTGCCTTTTTATGGGAAGAAAATTTTGAAATGGATTTTACTCCTCCTTATCAATACAATGATAATTTTACACACCCAGAAAAAAAATCTAAATTAGTAGATTTAATGGAATATGATGATATCGATGAGCTTTTTTTAAAGGGGTAAAATGTATTCTTTAAATAATTTAGACGAAAAATTATTAAAATATTTAAATTTTAATAATGGATTCTTTATAGAAGCTGGTGCTAATGATGGAGTTAATCAATCTAACACATTAATGTACGAACAAAAATATGGTTGGTCTGGATTACTAATTGAACCTTCTTTTATAAAATATGAAGAATGTAAAAAAAAATAGACCAAATTGTATAGTGGAAAATTATGCATTAGTTAGCGATAATTACGAAGATAAAACTATAAGTGGTGATTTTTCTTATAGTGATATTTCCTCATCTTTATGTGGACAGATTACTCGTAAAGAAAATTATTTTGATGATGATTTAAAAAACAGTTTGGATTTTAAAAACGAAAACAGTTCGATTATAAATGTACCTTGTACAACTTTAAATTCTATTTTAAAGAAACATAACATATCTAATATAGATTTTTTTAGTTTAGATGTCGAAGGATATGAAATAGAAGTTTTAAATGGATTTGACATAAATGAATATAAACCTAAATATTTTTTAATTGAAACTGGTAACGAATATAGGTATAATATGATATCTTCTTATATGACTTCTAAGAATTACAAAATTTTGGAAAATATATCAGACGTAGATACACTTTTTACATATGAAAATTAAAAATTACATTACAACATATTTTGGTGAGATAATATCAATTATAGATAACATTGAAACGGATTCAATTGTTAAATTTATTGAAATAATTAAAAAAATTAAATCTACAAAAGGTAGACTTTTTGTTTTAGGTGTTGGTGGAAGTGCTGCAAATGCCAGCCATGCCGTAAATGATTTTAGAAAGATTCTTGGAATAGAAACTTACGCAGTTACTGATAATGTTTCTGAACTTACCGCAAGAATAAACGATGAATCTTGGGAAGATTCTTATGCAAATTGGTTAAAGGGTAGTAAACTTTCATCAAAGGATGCAATTATTATTTTTTCCGTTGGCGGTGGTTCTGAAACAACATCTAAAAATCTTGTTAACGCAATGAAATTAGCAAAGAAAACAAAAAGCTATATACTTTCTGTTGTGAGTAAAGATGGTGGTGTTGCTAAACAGCTTTCAAATGCTTGTATCCTAATTCCGCCTATAAAACCCGAAAGAGTCACTGCCCATGCAGAAGAATGGCAAGGTATAATTTTACATTTGGTTGTTAATTACTTTACAAAATAATATGAGCATTAAAATATTCGCTGATACATCAAATGTCAAAGAGATATTTGACATATATGAAAATAATAAAACAGTAACAGGTTTTACAACTAATCCTAGCCTCATGAAAAAGGCTGGTATTACCGAATATGTTCCATTTATAAAAGAAATAACTAGTAAGATTTCAGATTTACCTTTTTCCTTTGAGATTTTTGCCGATGAATTGGATGAAATGGAATATCAAATCCAAAAAATTGCAGAATATGGTGATAATATTTACGTGAAAGTTCCCATAACCAACACTAAAGGTGTTTCTACTGTCGATTTGATTACCAAAATGAATGATAAAGGTATAAAAATTAACGTTACGGCTGTTTTTGATGGTGTACAGGTTGGAAGCATCATCAAAAACCTTATAGGAACTTTTCATCCTCTTATAATTTCAATATTTGCTGGTAGAATTTCTGATACTGGTAGAAATCCAATCGAATTAACATCTGCAACCACGCAATTTTTAAAAGATAGGAAGTCAAAAATAGAAACATTGTGGGCGAGTACACGTTCAGTGTATAATGTATACGAAGCAGAACGTTCTGGTTGCGATATTATTACAGTAACTCCTGATATTTTACCAAAATTAAAGCTTAAAGATAAAAATTTAAGTGACTTTTCTTTAGAAACTGTTAAAATGTTCTTTGATGATGCAAAATTATCAAATTTGAACATATGATCATTAGCAGAACTCCTTTAAGAATTACTTTAGGTGGCGGTGGAACAGACCTACCCAGTTTTTACTCAAAACATGGCGGACTAGTCGTTTCTATGGCTATTAACAAGTATATTTACTTGACTTACAAACCAGATTTTTTTGAAAAGCAATTAAAACTTCGTTATTCCCAAATTGAAATTGTTAACCATGCTTCGGAATTAAAAAATCATAGAGCAAAAGAAGCACTTTTGATTCATGGGATCGATAATAGTTGCGAAATAAATTCCTGTGCGGATCTTCCTTCTAATACTGGACTAGGTTCGTCTGGTAGTTTTTTAGTTGGAACGTTGAATTGCATAAGAGAATATAAAAAGCTTAATAGAGAGCCTCATATACTCGCAGAAGAGGCATGTGACATAGAAATTAACAGATTGAAAGAACCAGTAGGAAAACAAGATCAGTATATTGCAGCATACGGTGGAATTAAAATTCTTAATATTGGAATGAATGGTAATGTAAACGTAAGCGATTTAAAGATAAACGAAAGTTTAAAAAATAAATTTATATCTAATTTATGTGTTTATTATCTAAACATTAAACGTGATGCTTCCGAAGTTCTTTCTGATCAACAGAAACTGAAGGGTAATTCCGAAGACATATTAAAAATTGTTAAAGAGCATGGCTTAAAAACAATAACTTATTTACTTGATGGCGATTTTGAAAGTTATGGTATTTTAATGGACGAATATTGGCAACTTAAAAAACAATTGTCTAATAAAATTTCTGTCCCTATCGTTGATGAGATTTATGAACACACTAAAAAATATTTTGGTGTGTTAGGTGGCAAGATAATTGGGGCAGGTGGAGGCGGATTTCTACTATTATATTGTCCAAATAACCAAGATAAACTGGATGAATTTATGTTAAATAACAATTTCCCAAGATTACATTTTGGAATGGATAATCATGGGTCAATGATTTTAGGTAATTTTACAAACTAATGCAAATTTATTGTTTTGATTTAGATAATACTTTATGTATAACTGAAAAAAAAGGTTATCACAATGCAATTCCTATTACAGATCGAATTAACATAGTAAATGATCTTTATGACAAAGGATATTATATTAAAATATATACTGCTAGGGGTACAACGGAATTTAAAGGAAATTTAGCATTGGTTTTAGACAAATATTATAGCCTGACAAAGAATCAAATTAATAATTGGGGATTAAAATATCACGAATTAATTTTAGGTAAGCCTCCGTATGATTTATTTGTTGATGATAAAGCAATTTACAGTGAATCATTTTTTAAACCGATAAATCAAAAAAAAGGAGTAATAATTGGTTCTTTTGATGTTGTTCACTTTGGTTATATTTGTGCTTTCAAAGAAGCAAAACAACAATGTGATCATCTTACGGTATTACTTCATGTTGATGCGTCGAAAGAAAGACCAGAAAAATTAAAACCAATTCATACAGTAGACGAAAGAAAGGAGATTTTATCATCTATCAAATACATTGATGAAATTATTACATATGAAACCGAAAAAGATCTCTATGAGATTTTATCCAATTTCATATTTCATGTTAGAATCATGGGAGATGATTACAAGGACAAAGATTATACAGGTAAAGATTTGAATATTACTGAATATTTCATAAATAGGGATCACGGATGGAGCACAACAAAATTTAAAACATTAATACATGAGCAATTTAAAAAATAAAGCAGTAGTAACAGGTGGTTGTGGGTTTATTGGTAGTCATTTAGTTGATAAACTTATAGAAAAAAATTATGATGTATACGTAATCGATGATTTATCAGCCGAATCAAATGAAGAATTTTATTTTAATGATTCTGCAAAATATTTTAAGTTTGATATTAACGATGATTCCATTCCGCATAAAGAAATTTTTGAAAATGCAAAATATGTTTTTCATTTAGCAGCAGAATCTAGAATAGGTCCTGCAATTCTTAACCCAGTAAGAGCGACACAAATAAATGCAGTCGGTACAACCAAAATGTTGCAATATAGTAGGCTTTATAATGTTGAAAAGTTTATATATTCTTCCACTTCTTCTGTTTATGGTAATTTATGTAAACTTCCCACTGATGAAAATGAACCAATTGATTGTTTGAACCCATATTCTGCTACAAAATATTCAGGAGAACAAATGGTTGAAATGTATACAAAGATGTATGGTTTAAAAACTGTTGTATTTAGATATTTTAATGTTTTTGGGGAAAGAAGCCCAACAACTGGTCAATATGCTCCAGTTATAGGTATTTTTAAACGCCAAAAAAATAATAATGAATCGTTAACCATTGTTGGAACAGGTGAACAACGCAGAGATTTTGTCCATGTTCATGATATAGCAAATGTTAATATTTTAGCAGCCGAAACACCAACGCACGATGGTAGAAATTTATATAATATCGGAACAGGTGAAAATATTTCTATAAATGATATAGCAAAGCTAATAAGTGATGATATAACTCACATACCAGCAAGAGAAGGTGAAGCCGAGCATACATTAGCAGATATTTCAGAGGCAAAAAAACATTTAAATTATAATCCAACCATAAATGTTAGAGATTGGATTTTAAAGTTGATTTAATTTTAAAACGCCCTATACTAATAGGGTATAAATGAAAAGAATTAAATTCAACTACGTAGAAATACAAAATTTTTTATCTGTTGGTAAAGAACCTTTGATTATTCCTTTTCAAAAAGGGATAAATCTTATTACAGGGGAGAACAAAGATAAGGGAGGTAAGAATGGAATAGGTAAAAGTTCAATTCTTGAAGCAATTTACTGGTGTTTATTTGGTAATACCATTCGTGATATTAAAAATGACAAGATAATTCATAATCTTAGCAAGAAAGATTGTAAGGTTTCATTGAATTTTGAAGAAATTACCGAGAATCATGTAACACCATACACAATAGAAAGATCTTTAGAACCAAGTAAGGTTACTATCACTGCTCACAATCAACAAAGAGATGTTGATATGACTCTTTCTACGATGCCAGAGACTAATGCATATATTAAAGAGATACTTGGCGCAACAGAAGAAGTCTTCCAGAATGCAGTTATTATGTCTGCAAACAATACAGTGCCTTTTATGGCGCAAAAGAAGACCGATAAAAGAAAGTTCATCGAAGGAATTCTTAATCTTAACATTTTTAGTGAAATGTTACTCAAGGCTAGGGGTGATTATAATGATTATAAGAAAGAAAATGATTTATTGAGTAACAATTTTATTAATCTTCAAAGAAACTTAACCACATTTGAAGATCAAAAGACTAATGCAGAAACAAAAAAGCAAGAAAAGATTGATGCTTTTAATTCTCGTATTAGAGATAATGAAAAACTTATAGAAGATTTACAGAATAATGATCTTCCTTCATTAGAAGATATTATTAAACAAATTCAGGAGCAAGAAAACAAGGTTAACATTTTAAAAACTGGCGTTAAATCATTTATTAATACGAGATCTGATCTAATAACAAAAAGTTCTGACATATCAGCAGAGATAAAACAGTTAGCAAAGGAGAAACAAAAAATTATAGACAAAGGTAATACGTGTCCAACTTGTAATAGAGACTATTGCGAGGAAGATCTTGAAGCCGTTAAGCAATTATTAAAAGATATTGATGACAAAACATCAACTCTTATGAAAGAAGCATTTAATGTTAATGCTGAAAAAATTACTTGGGATGATAAAATCGAAGAAGTCGAAGAAGGAATTGATAAAATCAATAAAAAGATTAGAGAATTAGATCAAAAGAAAAATGACATTAAAATTAATAATCAGAAAATTTTAAATTGCGAAGGAAACATTAAAGATTGTTTGAAATGGATTGAGGATACCAAGAAGGATGATCCATCAATTGATTCAAACATTGAAAACACAAAGAAAGAAATTGAAAAAACTGAAAAAGAATTAATTGATGTAAAAACACAAATGGCAATTCTTGATTCAGTTAAGTTTATTGTTTCAGAAGAAGGCGTTAAGACATATATCGTTAAGAAAATGCTTAAACTTCTTAATAATAAGTTAAATTATTATTTGAAGGAGCTTGATACTCCATGCAAATGCGAGTTTAACGAGCTATTTGAAGAGACTATTACCAATGAAACAGGTAAAGAGTGTTCATATTTTAATTTTAGTGGTGGAGAAAGAAAAAGAATTGACACTGCAATCTTATTTATGTTTCAAGACTTATTGAGAACACATAATGGAACCTCATATTCCTTGAATATCTACGATGAAATGATTGATTCTGCACTCGACCAACAAGGAACCGACAAAATTATTGGTTTGCTAAAAGAAAGAGTTGTAAAGTATGATGAATCAGTATATATTGTAAGTCATAAATCATCAGATATGGCAAGAATTGATAATGTTCTTCTCCTAGAAAAAGAAAACGGTGTCACTAAAATAGTCAGTTGATATATTAACATAATTTTATAAATTTACATATGGCACTTAAACTCAAAGAACAACCAAAAGCAGCACCTGCGTTAAATAACGGTATTACATTTGAATATGCACCGACATATTCGGGAATTCCAAATCCTCCTCATGGTTTACCAGCAGGAATGCCAGTATATTCTCATGTTTCATTAAAACCAGTTAATGTTCCAGCACCACCACCATTAGAAATGCCAGAAAGTTCTCTTCCTAGAGCGTTAAATTACTATGCGGACTATGGTGGGTGTGGTTTCTGGAGAATGATTTGGCCCGAGTTCATGCTAAATCAATATCAGAAGGCTTGTATATCTGGTTTAACCTGTATGGTAATGGATGTTCGTTTTTACCAAAGCGTAAAAGCGATTAGAATGCAAAGACAAGCAACTCCTGTACAAAGAGACTTCATTAAAGAGCTTAAGAAAGCCAGTAAGCAAATGGATTTCCGTTTAATTTACGAAGTCGATGATATTGTTTTCAAAAATGACATTCCAGACTATAATCGTTGCAAAGATGCTTTCTGTGATCAATCAATTATTGATAGTATCTTGGAAATTATGGGAATGATGGATGAAATTACCGTTACTTGCCCATTCATGAAGGAATATTATCAGGAAAAAACAGGTAATAAAAATATTACAGTTATTCCCAATTATGCACCCAAGTTTTGGCTTGATAGATTCTACGATAAGCAGAAACTTGAAAGATTATACGATCAAAATAAGAAAAGACCTCGTATTCTTTATTCGGGATCAGGTACGCACATTGATGTTCTCAACAGAACAGGTCTTAAAGATGATTTCTACCATGTGGTTGATTCGATTATCAAGGCTCGTAAGAAATTTAAGTTTGTTTGGAAGGGGTGTTTCCCATTAGCAGTCAAACCATATATTGATAATGGCGAAATGGAGTTTATTGATTGGTCTCCTTTACCAGATTATCCGCAGGGACTTGTTGATGCTAATTGTAATGCAGTTTTTGCTCCATTGATCGATAACATCTTTAATAAATCAAAGAGCAACATCAAAATGGTTGAAGCAGGTGGTCTAGGATTACCTGGCACGTATCAAGATCTTTGCACCTATGCTGAAGCAGAGCATAAATTCAAATCTGGTGATGAATTAATTGACCAATTAGATTATTTGACATCTGATTTTGATCGTTATATGGATCTTTCTGGTAAAGCTAGAAAGTTTACAGAAGGATTGTGGCTTGAAGATCACATTCAAAAATATCACGACTTGTATTTTACTAGTTGGGGTTCTAAAGAAAGAAACGAAAGTAATTCGGGGTTAATAGATTTAAACCCAGATCAAAAATTATAAGAATTTATAATAATAAGATTTTTTAATACTCCTTTATTAACAGGTTTATTTGTTTTAATAGTTTTTAATAAAATTGATGCTCTAGTATTTAAAGTTTTACATAATGTATAAATACTTCCATAGTAAAAAATATTTTCTTTAGTACTATTATCTAATATATGCCACAGTTTATATGGTTTTTTTAAACACCAATGATTTTTTTTCATTTTTTGTTTAGTTTCCAAGGAATGGTTTTTGCCAAACATAAAATTATTAAATCCTTTATTAGCTTTTGAAATTTTATTTTTTGTCTCTTCTGAGATTTTTCTACCTTTAGCCTTTTCTGACATTTTTTTTATAGATTCTTCTTTATGTTTTCTTCCTTTAAGCTTATTTGAAATATATTTTTTATGTTCTTCAGTATGTTTATATCCAAATGCTGGATGATTTTCTCCAACTTTACCAAACATTATATTTTTATATCCTAAATTTTCTTTAGAATAATTTTCTTTAATATAAGAATATGTTTTTGACGTTAATTTAATTTTTCTAGTGTATGCCATTAAATTTAATGCGTGAAACATATATTTTTTATCTAATCCGCTTGTCATTTTCGTTAAAAGTAAATGTACAATAAAATGTTCCTTTGCGGTTAAAGCAACTAGATTTTCTTTATTGTTGTTTCCGCCCATTTTTCTAGGTACAATATGATGTATTTCTTTATATTTAGAATTTAATACGGGATTTATTTTTCTATGATTGACAATAGAAAAATACCATTTAGTATATTTTGAATTGTTAAATTTTTTCATAAAACTACTTATTTGAATATATAGCTTTTTAATAAAAAAAAAATTAGAATTTGACAAAAAAAGTTACAAATGATATTATCACAGTAAATGAGCTATAGAGGAATATACTATGACAATAATAATGAGGTAATTCACCTCTTTACTTGGGATAAAGACGGCAATAGAACAAAGGTTCTATGCTCATATTCTCCATATTTATATATCGAATCGCAAAATGGTTGCGATGGCAAATCTATCTTTAATTCTTCCCTTAAAAAGGTTAAATTTAACAATCAAAGAGCTAGAAATAAGTTTATAGAAGAAACCCCTATTGATAGATTGTTTTACAATCTCGGAACTGACCAACAATTTCTTCTTGATAACTTTAAGAACGATGTAGACAAAGAAGATTATGGAAAACAACCATTAAAAATCTTTTATATTGATATTGAGACTTATTCGGATGGTACAGGTTTCTCGAAAGCATCCGATGCAAATGATCCAATCAATCTTATTACAATTTATGATTCTTTAAGTGAAATATATTACACATTTGGTTGTAATAAATACGCAACAACTGATGAAAATGTAAAATATATCAAGTGTTATTCGGAAAAAGATCTTCTGACTCAATTTCTTAAGTTTTGGAAAAAGGATTATCCTGATATTGTCACTGGTTGGAACATTGATAACTATGATATTCCATATATTATTAATAGAATTGCGAAAATTTGGGAAGACGAGAGTAAACCAAAGGAATTATCACCTGTTAATAGAATTCAATTCAGGGAAAAGGTTTCCGTTAACAAATTAGGTCAAGCAATTGATCGTTGGTATATTCACGGTATTAGTATTTTGGACTACATGGAAGTTTATAAGACATTCTCAATGGGTGATCGTGAAAGCTATGGTTTAAATTACATTGGCGAATATGAATTAGGTGAAGGGAAAATTGCAGTTGGTAGTTATTCGCTTTCTCGCCTTGCTGATGAGGATTGGATGAAGTTTGTTGACTATAACATTCAGGACGTTCGTATTTTAATCAAGCTGGAGGAAAAATTAAAGTATCTTAGACTCATTCGCAACCTTTCTTATAGGGGATTTGTACCGTTTACAAAGGCACTGGCAAAGGTTTCCGTCATTACTGGTGCAGTTGCGCACCAAGCAATGAGAGATGGCTATATAATTCCAACATTTAAAGACGAAAGAGAGAAAAAATCCTTCGCTGGTGGCTATGTTTACGAACCAGTGCCTGGCTTATACGACGATCTAGTCACATATGATGCAAATAGTCTTTATCCAAATACAATTATTACTTTAAATATCTCACCAGAGACAAAGATTGGTAAAATTTCAAAGTTTGAAGATGGAAAGTTCGAAGTAATGTTTTCAAACGACAAAAAAATGTCATTTACAGCTGATAATTTTAAAAAATTTATCACCGAACAACAACTTTCAATTACAAAGGCAAATATTTTATACACACAAAAAGTAAAAGGCGTTGTTCCAAAGTTGATTGATAAACTTTACAACGAAAGAATTGCAGCAAAGAATAAAATGTTGGAAGCAGAAAAGAAATTAGCTAAGACAAAGGATGAAAACGAAAAGAGAATTCTTGAGGAAGAAGCTAATGACAATTATACACTTCAAAACGTGTATAAAACTCTTCTTAATTCTATTTATGGGGTCTTTTCTAACATCTATTCTCCACTTTTTGATATCGAACATGCAGAAAGTGTTACGTTAACAGGACAAGCAGTCGTTAAAAACGGAGCAAGAATAGTTCATGAGTATGCAGTTAGTAAGGGATTTGATGGAGATCTTCATGATATTTGTGTTTATTCCGATACAGATAGCGTATACTTCAGTTTTAGAAAATTATTTGACAAGATGGGTATCATTTTGGGGAAAAATAACGAAATCACACCTGAAGCATCCGAAACTATTAAAGATATTGGAAAATACCTTAATGAAAAAATTAATGAGTGGGCTAAAATCGAATTAAAGACAATTGATCCAAGATATTTTTTCAAGAGAGAAAAAATATGCGATGCCGCTTTGCTTCAGGCAAAAAAATATTACATTCTTCATATCTTGGATAGCGAAGGTGTACCAACTAATGAATTTTTGTATAAAGGAATTGAGGTTGCCACTTCAAAAATTTCAAAAGAAATTAAAGAATTGATCAAATCTATTGTTGAATCTGCGATTCTCTCTAAAGATAGAAAGAAAGCTAATCAGCTTTTTCAAAATGGATACGAACAATTCTGTAGTCTTCCTGTTGACGCAATTGCAATTAGAAAAAAGGTAAACAAGTTAAAGGAATATCAAGATAAAGTTAAAGATGATCAAATTGCCAAGGGTACTCAAGGTCATACTAAGGCTGCTATATATTTTAATACTCTACTCAAGAAGTTAAACCTTGAAAATAAATATCATCCAATCCAAACTGGGTCTAAAATAAAGGTTTTTTATTGTAAGAAAAATAAATTTGGTTATGATGCATTTGCATTTGCCGATGAATTGCCGACAGAAATTCAAGCTTATATTAAACCCGATTACAAGATGATGTTTGAGAAAACAGTCATGCCTGTTGTAACCAGAATCTTTAACATTATTGGTTGGCCCACACCGGAAATTGGTTGCGAGGAGTATAACGATTTAATTTCTTTATTTTCATGAAAACAAAACTAGTATCAATAACTAAACCCGAAATAGAAGGCTTAACGACAGCAGAAGATTTAATTTCTTACTGCGCAAGAGTTTCTAATCCATCTAATCAGATGAATACCGAAACCGCACCAAAGCTGCTTGCTTATTTAATCAAGCACAAACACTGGTCGCCTATGGAGATGGCAAGTATGACAATAGAAATTAAAACATCTCGTGCAATTGCTGCACAGATTTTACGTCATCGTAGTTTTTCTTTTCAAGAATTTTCCCAAAGATATTCGACAGCAACTGAACTTGAAGATATTGAGTGGAGATTACAAGGTAAAACAAATCGTCAAGTTGGTGATGAAATAGTAGAACTTCCAGTTAATCTACGAGACGAATTATGTTTAGTGCAAAATAAATGCGAAGAGCTTTATCATGAATTAATTGATCAAGGCGTTGCAAAAGAATGTGCTCGTATGGTTTTACCTCTTAATACTTCTACTACGATTTATATGAGTGGTACTATTCGTAGCTGGATTCACTATATTGATATTAGAGCAAAAGAAGATACTCAAAAAGAACATCGTGAAATTGCATATGCAATTAAAGATATTTTTAAAGATCAATTTCCTAATGTTTCAGAAGCATTAGGATGGTCTTGAATTAAAGAAATCTTTAAAACTTTCGCCTCTTAATTTTCTTTTAATGTTTTCAAAGGCTTTCAACCCATCTTCATAAGATAGATATTCTTCCGGTTTATTTTTTTCTTGATCAGCGATATCTTGTAAATGTTTATTTGCTATATTTGCAGGTAAATCATTTATAATCTTATTAAAAAAATTAAACATTTCAGTTTCAGCGTCTTTTTCAGTTAAAAAATCATATCCTGATACGTGAATTTTATCTTTATCAGTATATTTTATTTTATATTCAACTTTATAAGCAATAAAATTTTTTGATTCGTAGTTTTCACCATCAAAACTTTTTATTTCTTTATTATCAAACGATGGCGGATTATAAGAAATCAAATCTCTATAAATTTTTTCATATTTTTTCATTATCTTATATTTATCTACTTGCAATACTTAAAAAATGTGTTAAATTTATTATATGTCAAATACAACATCACTAACCGTAATATTAGATTCCGTAGGTCGCACCATTCTTGGTGAGACTGTAACATCAACCGACACAACTAAGATCTCAATTAAGAATCCAGTTGTTCTCCATGTCATTCCTGCTGATAATCAGGGTAAGATGTCAGTTCAGCTTCTTCCGCTTTTCTTCAGAGAATTCCTCGGAGACAAGACGGGTGACGTAACGGTAAACTACGATGTCAATCGTGTTAGCACAACCGATATCGATGCTCTCGACTTTAGACTTCAGGCTCAATATGCCCAGATGTTTAATAAGACCAATACGTTTGCTGCCCCAGCACAGGCTCCAACTGGTGGAACAAATCAAAGCGTAATCAATTTATTTGACGAGTAAACTGCGATAAAAAATAACTCGCTAAAAATCCCAGATTGTCTTTGACTTTCTGGGATTTTTTGTTATTATATATCATATGGCTAAAAAGAAAAACGAAGAAACAGAAGAAGTTAATGTTGGAAGCATCGAAGATGCATTTAATGTATTATCAGATCTAAATCCAGAAGCTGCTTTTCTTGATGATAACAGTCTATCTAGTGTAAATGATTGGATTGATACTGGATCGTATGCACTAAATGCGATTATATCGGGTTCTCTTTATGGGGGAATCCCAATGGGTAGACTTACTGGATTTGTAGGACCTGAATCATGCGGCAAAACCTTAATGGTTAACAAGATTATGGCTAATGCACAAAATAAAAAGGGTATGCACATTGCATATTTTGATACCGAAGGTGCATTGGATGAAAACACCGCCAAGAGACTTGGTTGCGATACATCAAAGATCAAACATGTTCCTAGTGAAGTTACCGAAGATTGTAGAAATCAAATTGTAAAGTTTCTTGATATTGTTATTGAGAAGGGATTGCAAGGAAAGGTTCTTCTCGCAATTGATTCACTGGGTAATTTGATCACTGCACAGGAAAAAAAGAAGATTCAAGAAGGTTCTGATACGCCTGATATGGGTAATCGTGCAAAGGCTCTTAAATCAATGATGAGAGCAATTACACATTCAGCAGCAAAGGCAAATTGCCCTGTTGTTTTTACTAATCATATCTATGATGACCCATCTCAGCTTCATCCAACAGCAATTAAGAAGCAAGCTGGTGGCTCAGGACCTCTTTACATGGCTTCTGTAATCGTTCAGATGGCAAAGAAGGCAGAAAGAGCAGAAGATAGTAAGAATAAAGATTCAAATACCGAAACTACTCTTCTTTCAAAGGGTATTAACGGCTTAACATTAAGAGCATTGACAACAAAAAATCGTTTTGTTACGCCATTTCTTGAAATTGAAATGTATTTGAACTTTAGAACTGGTTTGAACAAGTATTCTGGTCTTCTTGAAATGGCAGAAGGCTATGGTGTGCTTGAAAAAGCAGGTCATAGATACGTTTTTAACGGTGAAACGCTTGGTTTCTTCAAGGATTGGAAAGATAATGAGGATGTTTGGCTTAAGATCCTTCCAGAGTTGGAGAAAAAGCTCCAGAGTGCTCTTGCTTTTAAGAATGAAGGTGTCTAAATAATCAATATGACAACGTTATTTGAACTTTTGAGTGGTAAGGAAGAAGAACTTTTATCTTTTTTTAAGGAAAAGTATAATTTGGTTGAGAATGAAGCAAAAGAAGTTGAGCAAGCAATAGAAACTTCCGTAGCTACGCCCCCTTCGATTCCTGAACCTGCTCCGCAGCCAGCACCTGTTGCATTTGATCGGACACAAGATCCACATAATATACCAAATGCTTTTACAAAAAGACCCTCAACCGAAACTAATAAAGTTACTAAGGGCATTGGAAATCTTTTTGGTGGTACTATTTGGGGAAATAAGTAATTTATGGGTTGCTTTTATATAAGAAGCAACCTATAATGGTTTGATGTCAGATAAATCAATCCCTTTAGATCTTGATGAATATGAAAAGATCGTTATGTATAACTCGATCTTTGATGAGTCATATCTTGAGACTATAATTGAGCATGTAAAACCTGCTTACTTTAAAGATAAGGATATTAAAACTATCTTTAATACTGTAAATTCTTATTATCAAGAGTTTCAAAAGATTCCAAATGTAACAGAAATTAAAGCACATTTACCATCTGAAGATGATAAACAGGCTCTTAAGAGAGTTATACTTTCTTTCAACAATCTTGATAAGCAATATGATAAAGAAGTTTTGCTTAAAAATACCGAAAGATGGTTAAAGCAAAAAGCTATATTAAACACTTATTTTAATACGTCCGTAGACGTTCAGAGTGGTGAGATTGATAGTTCAATTCTGCTTAAAAAATTTGAAGAAGCGTGTAATCTTTCCTTGGTTGATAATCTTGGATTAGATTATTTGGAAAGTATTGATGAACATGCTGATGAACTTTTAAAAACCGAAGAGAAAATTTCTACGGGTTGGAAGTGGCTTGATAAAAACCTTGGTGGTGGCTTTCTCAAAGATGGTAGAGCATTATATGTATTCTACGGATCAACAAACGTGGGTAAATCTATATTTTTGGGTAATATGGCAACCAATATTCTTAATCAGAATAAAACAGTTGTTTTGATTTCTTTGGAAATGCCTGAACACGTTTACGCAAAAAGAATTAGTGCATGTCTATCTAAGATTCCATCTAATGATCTTAAATTGCAAATTGATCCTCTTAAGTCAAAACTTCATCAATATAAGGTTAAAAACAGCGAAAGTAAACTTATCATTAAAGAATTCCCAACAAAGGGTGTTACTGTTCTTGGTATTAAGACTTATATTGAAAAACTTATCAGAAAAGGTGTTAAACCTGACGTAATCATTTTGGATTATTTGAATCTTATTGCTCCGCCCCATGCTAATAAAAATTCATACGAATCAATCAAGGAAATTACAGAATACGTTAGAGCTTTGACGTATAAATTTGAATGCCCAATCATAACAGCAACTCAAACCAATCGTTCTGGGTATAAAAATGAAATGCCAGACCTAGAAACAACTAGTGAATCTATGGGTCTTGCTCATACCGCCGATGCACAGTTTCCAATTTGGGTTGATGAACAGGATTTTGAACTTGGTATTATTCATTTGGGTATTGCTAAAAATCGTTTTGGTAGCAGAGGAATCCATACCCAGCTAAAAATTGATTATCCAACGCTATCAATTTCTGAGCTTGATGATGTTGTATTTAATTATACGCTTAAAGGATCTGCTCCGAAGAATTTATCTAATGATTCTAACCCAAGTATAACTGATATTTTAAATAGTGCAGAAAATTACTCAGATGATAGTGACAATTAAAGGTTTACATGTAAGTAAACTTAATGATTATAACATCATCACAACAATTTGATAATTTAAGCAATCCATACGATGCATTAAACGTTGAAGAATTTGAAGATATCACTTTAAAATTTGGTTCTTTTGTTTGTATTGCCAAAGGTAAAAAAATGAACTATCTCAATTTTTTAAAATTTTTGGTGGACGATAAGAAAACACAAAAAATTTATTTTGCATTACTCGGAGAATATTCTTTACAAAATATAATAAAGACGTATCTTGGATCTACACCCAATGTCTATAAAAAGATATTCAGATCCAAATTAAACCGTAAGAAAAATGCCTAATTTATCAGATAAAGAAAAATCCATATACAATTGTTATTTAAAAAATTCTAGGAAAGGACAACCCTATACACCTAGAAAAGATTTTTCTGATTTAGATGAAAACACTATCGTTTCCATCAAAAAGATTTTTATTTTCCTCTCTCGTTATCCCCATATAAAAATGGAAGATTATTTTAAGGCTCCTAATGAGATGCATCCCGAAGAAAAATATCCATCTCTTTCTTTTTTTACAACTCTTGCTGCTACTAAAAATTATACGCTTTTTAAAAAGAAACAAGAAGAAGAAAATCCAGAAAAGCAATTCGATCACATTAAAGAAAGTTTTAGGTTTATTGGAATGTTTTGTCTTGAAAACAATATTCTATTGGAAAAATACTTAACGCATAAAACTGGATACATGCTTTCATGGTTAAACCATTATAGAGAGCATCGTATTAGTCCATATAGCTTGATGGAATTGGGCAACCTTCACGAATGTCTTTCAAATTTACCCAAGGACGAAGTAGAACTTTTTGCAAAAAATCTTAATGAGAATTTTGTAGCATATAAAAACAGATACAATTCTTCAAATGAAACGAAGACTCTTGTAAAGGAAGCGACAAACAAAATTAAGATTTTTATAAAAAACAACTTGCAATCCAGCAAAATCCTGTTAGTATAAAGAGAACATTATGACAACTAAATACAACTCAAACCTATTCGATTCACTCAAGGATGCCCTTTCCACGAAGGACACTGCATCAGAAAACAGCTTCAAGGATTTCTTGAAGATGGAGCCAGACAAGACTTATCTTGTTCGTCTCATCCCAAATCTTGAGAATACGAAGCTGACTCGTTTCCACTATTACCAGCACGTTTTTAAGTCAAACGTCAACGGCAAGTTCATTAGTGTTCTTTGCCCTCATACATATGGTGAGAAATGCCCAATTGATGAATATCGTAGCAAGGCTTATAACGCAAAGAATGAAGTTCTTATTGAACAGTCTCGCCCCCTCAAGAGAACCGAAAAGTGGCTCTATTGCGCCTACGTTATCAAAGATCCTACCAATCCTGATAATCAGGGGCAGGTTAAGATTATCAATGCAGGTACTCAACTGCACAAGATTATCCAGAATGCAATTGATGGTGATGATGCAGAGGAGTTTGGTGCTCACAAGATCTTTAATCTTTCTCCTTCTGGTTGCAATCTAAGGATTAAGGTTGAGAAGAATGATGGTGGCTATCCAACCTATGTTGCTTCTAAGTTTGTTTCTCCTAGCGAGATTGAAGGTCTTGATGATCTCGATGAAGTTTATGGTAAGTTCAAGGCTCTTGATACAATCTTCCAAGCCAAGTCATATGATGATATTAAGAAACTTCTTGATGTTCATTTCTTTGGTAAGGATGAATCAGCAACAACTGTCGATGATATCGATGATGACGACAATTCAGACGAGGTTGTAACTCCTGTTAAGTCGGTTGAACCGTCCACCTTGTCCGATCACGACAAGAAGATGCAAGATATTCTCAAGGATCTCTAAAATAGATGAATCGCCAGCAACAGGAAGAAGCATTAGAAGCTGCTAAACTTGCGGCGATGGTTGGTGGGCAACTAAGGGTTGTTGATTCTTTAAGATCTGATAATGGCGGAATGCCAGCAAATCGAATTGATATCAACGCCTTTGTCGCCAAGGCAAAAGGTCAAAACGTAAGGTTTAATCAACCTGCACCAGTAGATCGCCTTCAACAGAAGGCGATGGAAGATGCAATGCGTGAGGCAATGGCTGTACCAGAGCCTAGGTCTTTCGTCGCACCTGCACCAGAGTTAATCCCAATGCCAACGCCTCCTGCACAGGTATCACCTGCCGTAGCATCTGAGTCTTTAAAAAATATTGAAGATAAGGTAGAAAAGATTGGTAATACGCTTCAAACTCTGTTAGAATTGATTCAAACAACATTGAATCAACATGAGTGATAACGGAAAATTTTTACCTCTACCTAAAACATCTTTAGAAAAGCTTTTAAAGCCTATCAATAGGCTTACCGAAAGCTGTGTGCTAAAAACTAGAGGTGATGTTTTAGATTCAATTTGTACATCACAGGATAACAGTGTTATTCTTTATGCTAATTGCAAGCTCCCAATGGAAATTGATGATAGCAAATTGAATATAATTAATATTAAAAAACTTCTTACTGGTTTAGAGTGTTTAGGTGATGATGGAGAATTTTCATTAAAAATTCTCCCAAATAATATTAAGTGTCAGTCAAAAAACGAAGAAACTGGCGAAAATACTCATTTCAAATATCATTTGGTAGACGATGGTATCATTAAGGAAGCACCTGTTAAAATTGAAAATATAGCTGCGCTTCAATTTGATACAGAGTTTGAAATATCATTAGCTAAGATTAGACAAATCATGTCAGCATATTCTTTTGTATCTGACGTTACAAAGATTTATTTTTACACCAACAACGGCAAAGTTTATGCTGAGATTGATGATAAAACCATGCAGAATGTTGATAACGTTTCATTGTTAATTGCCAATGAATATGAAGGCAATGAGATGGATCACATATCAATAAAGATTGAAGTATTTAAGAGCTTGGTTAGTAGCAAATATCCTGTAAAAGTTAAGGTTAAAAACAACGATAAAATGAAAGTTTTTGTCTTTAATACTAAGGAAGACGATAACGTTCAACTTAAATATATCGTTTCTGCTCTTGTTAAATAGAATAAACAAATAAATAATATTATGGCTAAAAATAAACTAACAACATGTAGTTACTTCATTAAGCGTCTTCGTGATAGCGGTTATGTAACTGATAAAGTATTCACTGATTATTCAGACAGCGATCCAAGATCGTGGACTGTAGTTGTTGACCCCAAAGTATCATCGGTAATGATTACTTGTTTTAATAATCATAATTATTTAGGAGAAGAATATTTTGAAATGCATGATGGAGGTCAGTATATTCCAGAACATTTTAAAATTAAAACCAGTTCAATTGAGGTTTTGATTGAATATCTTGTTAAGTTTAATATCAATAATAAAGCAGAATCTTATCGAAAGTAAATATTATGGCTCCCCGAAAAAAGAAAACAAATACACCTTCGCTTTCTTCGGTGGAAAGCCTAACTAATAATATAAAAATCGAAAGAAACGATTCACAAGAAGAGTTAACCCGAAAGGTATTTGATGCTATTTCTAACGTAGAACTTCAGAAAAGTATTGATAAATGGATGAAGGAAAACCGAAAAGAAAACCAAATCTCAATGAGGGATTTAGGTATTCTTAAAGGTATAGTATCCGAATATTTGGATACTTTTTTAATGTTTGGATACAATGTAAATGGTGATAGAATCATTTTACAAAATTTTAAAAACGCAAGAGATCGTGATGCGATTATGGAATTTTTAAAAACAATTTTCCTTAAACAGCAACACGAAAATTTTTTAGATGCAGACGATGAATAATATAGATACGACATGCGCACCTTTATTTGATTCCTCGTTATATCCAACGGGTTCTACGTTGGCTGCAATGGGTTCTGCATATAATATATTGCCGTTTTTGTGCGATCTTGTTAATTTTGCAACCAATCCAAATGTAGATCCAGTATTAGTAACACCACCTTCTTACGATTGGACACCTCATGTTAATTTCTCCGTATTAACTGCTTGTGGTGATCCTAGGTTTTCTGATGGTGCGATTTTATCTGCTTGTTTTACGGAATTTTTACCGAAAATTATAACTCAGCTTGAGGTTAAAAAAGCAGGTGGTGTAAAAGTTATTGACTCCTATGTTTGTGGTCCTGATGATGTACCAATTTTATCTCGTCAAAATCAGCCAGTGCAAACGACAGTTGGCAATGGAGATATAAATCTTTATGGTTATTATGTTCCACCTAATCCTACGGGATTAATGGAGCCAATAACTGAAGAATCAATTGCAGCTTTTTATGCAAATTATTTACAAAATCAACAAGATATTTATGCAAATGCATTTATCGAATATATAAAACTTGTATATCCCACTGAAGTTTCAAATGATGTTAAATCCGGTAATGGCTGGAGAGCGACTTTAGTTCAAACAAATATGCCACCTTTATTCTATGTTCAATTAGATCATATGGCATCTAATGTTTCGCAATCTACTGTTTATTTAAAATATCATTTAGATTCAGCACAGTCGGTTTTAAATGCACTTTTACCTGCTGGTAATGTAAATCCAAATGGAATAGGCTATATAACTTCTGGTTCAACTATTCAAGTTATACCGATGATTAAACCTACAAATAATGCAATGGCAAGAATGGTTATGTCCCCCATTCCCGATTACACTTTACTTCTTTCGCATGTTCAAGATCCAAATCTTGCTCAAACTATTATTAGTGAACAGATTGATAATTTTGGGGCTAATGCTTTAACAAGCTACGATACACTTAATAAAGCTACTTCAGCTACTAAATTGTCTCAAATTAAGACTGCTATAAATGGTTAGCAATTTCTGAATGGGCTTAATTTTGGCGGTGGGTTAAGCGAACCATCTGGGTTATAATTAGGATATGCTTCAACGTAGTTATTACCATTGAATCCATCTCCATCACCTTGAACACCATAAGCCGCATTTCTTGCGCCAGTACCGCTACCGCCACCTAAACCTAATCCAAAGCAAAGTGATATAGGAAGCGAACCAGAATCAGCAGGACTTGTACCTGCGCCGTTTCCTCTCGGTGGAGTCGGCTGCGGTGCTGGAGAAGGTCTCTGTGCTTGGAATCCAGCAGTGGTGTCACAGTGAGTTATTTCCGGTCCGCTATATTGGTGACTATGCATACCAGATATATTATCGTGATTGTGAGGACCGTTATAAACAGGAATAAAAGTAGGTACAACAAATGCTTCAAGTGGTGCGGGTCCCCATGCTGTCATAGCAACACCAACAACTTGAACTGGTGTCATATCAGCACCATAAGTAAAAGCTAATCCAGTTGGTATACCTTGATTGTCTATTGGCACTGCTAATTTTGTGGTGTTTATTGCTCTGACTACAACATTGTATAATCCAGTAACCGTTAATAATTCACCTGTTATAAAATCAAATCCTGCTTTAATTGCATGAAGTGCTTCTGAAAAAATATTTCTAGTAGTTGCTTGTTGATTAGCATTAAATGGTGGTGGACTATTCCATGATGGCGCATGTCCAACGGATTGAATTGAAGCAGATGGTTCACTCTGCATTGACATACTTTTTGTAACTAAATTTGGAGCATAAACAGTTCCATCCATCATGATGGAACCTTTAACAGATAAATCGCCATTGACACTAAGCTGACCAGTTGTTAAAACGTGATTAGAGTTTATATGAACGCCACCATCACCACTATTATCCTTTGCATCAATGATAACTTGTTTACCTCTTAATTGAGCTAATCCTTTAGCAAAAATATCTACATTTGCTTGAGTTGATGTAACCTCTACGTGACCTGCCTTTATCTCAACAGGTCCTTGCGAAATTAAATGCGTACCATTACCACCAGATGTTACATCAACACTATGAGATGCGTCTAAATGAATATTTCCAACTGGTGAATGATCAGGAGTTAAATAATAATTTATTTTGCTAGGTGCTCCATTCGATACGTTTGCTAAAGCCTGACCATTACATTCATGTGCTGTTGGAAAATTTGAGTTATTTACGTTTTCTACATAAGGCGAAACTGAACTAGGTACAACACCTGCTTTAAGTGCAAAGTTGGCATGATGCTGAGCACCGATAACATCCTGTTTTGCCATTTTTTGCTCGTTATCTTGTATCGTCGTGTCACCTTGGATAGCAGAAGTTGCTGCCTTTGTAGCAGAATCAAAATCAGGTACGGTTACATTATTACCATCACAGTTGGGATGATTGCAAGTTCCTTTTTTAGTTGCACTCTTATTAGTAAAAATACTCAACATTGGGATTACCAATCCACCAATTACTTTTCTAAAAGTTGTATAAGAAAACGGTATATAAGGGGGCCATATATTGCTCAATCCACCCAAAATTTTATCTAAAATTGCACTAGCTCTATCATTAGTAATACTTTGATTACATACTGGACATGGAACTTTTTTTGTTGCACCATTAAAAGCATCAGCTTTAGCTTGTTGGATTTTATCTAAAGATTGTTGGTGTGCAGCATGAGCAGCTATGGCAGATGGACTTAAATCAGTTTGTATATGAGCACCGCCAGTTGATGCCATAGTATGACTTTGACCGAGAGTTGTAAATTGAGTATCGCCTATGACAGAATATGTCATATTTCCACCTATATTATAATGAAAATCAGCTTTAGTATTAAAAAGACCATCACCACCTATAAATTGTAAATAAGATCCATTTTTATGAAACAATCCTGCTATAGATTGGTCATTAACAATACTAGAATTAGGACTCGTGGAAATATAAGAGTTTAATTGCAAACTGCCAGCATCGGATGCTAGATTATTAGTCTGGCTAAATGCTTGATTATCTGATTTATCTGCTGACATATTATATATTTATAAATTAAGATTGATATGCAACGCCTGAACCATCAAGAACAGATGCAAAATATATTGGTCTTTGAATATCTCCACCATAAAAAAATACCCAAACCTTTGCACCGATAGCTGGTTTTGAATAAAATCCATTTGCACCTCCACTTGGTAGATGAGCACTAACCATATTAGCAACCATACTCCTATTAGGACTATAACCTATAATTGAAGTTCCACTTGATACTAAAGCAGAAGATTGTAATCCATTTGCATCAGCGTAAGAATTCGCATTTATACTTGCACCCGTTTGATTTCTACTGCCGTTTGATCCACGATATAATAATTCGTAATTTCCTTGTGTACTGCCAGAATTTAATGCATCAATTGTAGCTTGATCAGTAACAATTTGACCATGACTGCTATCTAACCAAACATAACCAGATGTACCATACGCTACGTTTCTTGCCGCAAGTGTATTACCAGCTTCATTTGAAGAATTGTCAACAGCCATTCCAGTAATGTTACTACCATTTAAAACGTTATTCATGGCTTGGATAGAATTAGAAGATGCTGGAACATTAACTTTATCCCTTCCACCCCAACCCGGACCGTAATCGGCATTCAGAATTGAGATAATTGATTGACCTGTAAACTGTGCACGATTGAAAACGGTTTCCATCATTGCCTGTTGTGCATAAGGGTTGCTTCCAACTTCATGTATAGCCGATGCAGCCAAACGATTTTGAACAACTGGATCTTGTAATTCTTGAGCAAATCTTGCCTGTCTATCTGATGCTAACTTTTGCAATCCAGCACTATCAGCAGAACTAGTTTGATTTAAATTTGCATTAGGTGCAACTGGTTGATTTTGACTAGTATTACTAATCGGTGTTGGTGGATTGTTTTGTGCTTGAACTGCATTTGATTGCGGACTTACTGTTGCCGCCCCTAAAGATGTATTAACGGGTGCTGATGTACCGCCACCAAAAAACGGAGCCGCTGGTTTCGCCCAAGGTAAAACTTCCTTTAATCTTTGGAAAATGGCAGGGGTAATTCCTCCGCTAGTTTGTTGCGTTTCAACAGTCTTAAATGATAGATCTTTTAAATCTCCATTCCAACCATCAATAAGAGTATTAGTAACATTTGGAACAAAAATTTGTAACCCATCTGTGTTATCACTATCAATTACAATTCCAATATGATTTCCTAAAATCGGTTCATTCATATTATTGCGCAGGTGCAGCGGTATTTGGATTTACCGCATTGTTAATAGCGGTTCCTAAATTATTACCAGCGGTTCCGATATCATTAAACCCTTGACCAATAGCAGCTAAATCATTTCCAATATTACCAAATCCTGCATTTGGATTATTAAATACAGAAAATGGATTAGGTACATTACTAACGCCAGGTAAGCTTATAGTTTGTGGAATCTGTGGCATATTATTAATATATGTAGGAATTCCATTATAATTTTTATATGAACTGTTATTAAAGGTGGAAGGGGCAGGTGGAAACGGTGAAGTATTTCCATTTTGGTTTTGCCCTAAAGGTGATAAAGCTGCAAAGTTAGGACCGTACTTTGTAACAATTTGACTTATCAAGCTAGCTTGTAAGCCGAGTAAAGACTGATGATAACCATAATGCAATACACCTGTTCCTAATGCGGGATTTAATGCCAAGCTGTTTACAATTTGAATAACTTGATTTACTTGCGGTGGAAAATGTGGTTGCAAAGATCCCAATACATTACCAACCATGCTAACTTCTTTGTTTATTGCGGATTCAAATTGTCCTAAATATTTGTTTAAAAATGCAGATTGATTAAATAACGAAGAGAAAAATTTACTATCGCCAAAAAAAGATTCTAATAATTCTAATATCAAACATAATAAATCTATTGGGATAATATATTTGTTAATTAAACTTAAAAGATAATATTGAATTGCAGCAATGATTCCATTTATGACTGCATAAATCTGCTGAACTAATTGAACTATGCCTTGATATATATCACGCAATAATGCTTCATATGCATTTATAATTCCATTTATAGCAGCAACTGCTTTTTGAAATGATGCAAAGGCAGTTGCTGGTAAAGCTAAATAAGCTTGGGTTCTTGTTTTATTTAAATTATTTTCTAACAAACCATTAATTTTATTATTAATAGTGTTTAATAATCTTTCCACTAAACTTGTACCAGCTTGCTTGGTAGGTCCTGACATTGGGTTTGCTGGTTGTTTATTTGAATTTACACCATGAGTAACACCAAACATTCCAATATCATCAAAACAATGTTTACTAAATGCTGGTGTTTTTTGAATTATTTTTAATAAAATTGGATCATTTGTATTAGCAAGAGCTTTGAAATCTCTGATAAAATTTTGATCAACATGTGCCTGTGCATGATCAGGATTTGCATTTGCTGTCATTACCTGATAATCAAATCCATAAACTAAAAAGCACAATAACAGATACCAATAGTTATCATTTATTCTGCAAAATTTACCTTTAAGATAAACTAAATCTTCTGTATTTAAACCGGATTTTTTTTCTAAATCAATTAATGAATCAGGCTTTTGATTAGCCTGAGCTTTTTTTATACTCTGTTTATGAGATGCGTTTACATTTGGCGATGGTTTAGCGGGTGGAGGCGGACTTGATGATATAGTTTGATTCGGGTTTGTTGTTACGCCAATATTACCAATTACATTATTTTCACTAACGTTAGAAGGAGGGACTGTTAAGGGCGTAGTGGCAGCTTGAACTTCTGGCGAATTAGCTATATTGTTAAATATATTACTACCACCACCGATTAAATTACCAGTAGGGACGGAATTATTCTGTTCTCCAGCATAGGTAATTTGCACTTGTGGAACTGTTACATTTCCAAATGATGTATTGTCTGCCATAAATTTTATTTGATTTTTATAAATTTACCCTTATAATATATTTATGCCTGAAACTCTATTTTCATACCCTAATGTCATTGGTATATCCGGTGCTGCTCGTGCTGGTAAAGATACTCTCTGTAGAGCATTAACCAGAGAATTCCTAAAATTAGGAGTTTTAGCAGTTAGAAAATCAATTGCAGGTGATACAGTAAAGGGAGATTTACAAGAATTGATAGAAAGAAAGTTTAAATTAGATTCTTTCACCGAAATAACTGAAGAAAAGGAATTTATGAGACCTCTTCTTGTGGAATATGGCAAAATGCAGAGAGCAAAAACGCAAGGTAGATATTTTATTGAGCAATTTCAACCCGAACAGGATGCAATAAATATTTTACCTGACATTAGATATGTAGAATATCCTAAAGATGAAGTTTTCTGGCTTAAAAATGAGATGAATGGATTCTTAATTTTTGTAGAAAGAAAAGGAATTTATGATGCTAATGATACAGAAAGAGTTAATAATTTTATTATTAAACAAATGGCTGATTATATCGTTTCTTGGGATTCTTTAAGCGAACAAAATGATAGAGCAAATATTGATTCTTATGCTAAAGAAGCAATAGAAAAAATGTCTACCATTTACCAAGGGGACAAGAAGCAGCTTTGATATAGGTTTTCATTCCCATATTACACCCACATTTTGTACATCTATTTTGATCCTTGCTAAAGGCAGGGCAAGCGTTACATATATTTTTTCTCTTATCAATAAGATCCTGTGGCGCATTAATTGGATTACCAGCCGCAACGGATTTAACTGTTGCCACTGCTGTATGCGCTAAATTTTTAGCCATTTGAACGGGGGATGGCATTGCTTGACGATTAGCGTTCTTTTTAACATTTTCTAATAATATTTTTTTTAATTTTTCTTTATCCATATTAAATTGTTTTATCGGTTTGCGTCCAAAGTTTTGAATGCGAGTCAACCTTTATTGCACAAATATTATTTACATATCCATCCGTTCTAAAGATATGATTCACCTTTACGGTTAACCATTGACCTAAAAATTTATCATCGAATGGATTCGATGTTGAACTATTTGGTTTATCAATAAAAATAAATTTACCTGCTGTTCTTAATGTTAATCCAAATGTATCAAAAGATATTGCTTCATTTAAAAATAATGCATCTTTTAACATTTTATTTGCAGCATAATTAGGTGGGAAAAATTCTGATGTTACTAAAACATTTTTTAATATTGATCCATTTTGTTTTGATTGATTTAAATTTAATAATACATGAGCATTAGCTGAATTTGAATTAGCACTACTCAAATTAAAAAGACCCAATTTTCCAAAAGATTGTAATCCATCTCTAACAGCTTTTGCAGTATTTTGAGCGAAATTTACAGTCCATGAATTAGTATTAAAGTTATAATTGTGAACAGGAGCATTTGTTATTCTTGCGTCATCTGTTGCAACCATTGGAGAATATTTGTAATTTTGAATTCTTGATCCCATTGGCGATACAAAGTTTACATTATTACCATTTGGATCAGCCCACGATCTAGCAACATAAGGAGTCTGAGCAGGAATACCATCTTCTATAAAAAATCTTTCAATTTGATTTTGTTGTGATTGTGAAAATATAGAAGCTAAAGATACAAGCTTCCATTTTTTATCACTATTTGCTCTACCAAAACGAAGAAAAACCGGACCATTTTGCACATTAGAAACACAATAATTTAAAACATGTGTTATATCATCAATTGCCCTTGAGTTTGCAGGTGATGTATAAAAGTATAAATTACTTTGGTTACCATTATCCCAATTCGATTCTAATAATTGGTTTATTTTATCGGTTCCACCATCATCAAAAACAGCCATTGATTGAGTTGGATTTGCGATACTCTCTCCCTTTAATCGATAATCAAATCCAACTTTAATAGTGTTATTAACATTATTACTAATACCCTTAACCATTATGGGTGGATTTGATGCTGCGGTTGTTATTATATCCTTTAACATTAAATTTGGATTATATGCTTTCTGTTGCATTGTTAACCCATTTGCGGAAGTAAAATTAGGATTGCTATAAACTGATGAATAATCTATATTTCTTTCCGTTAATATTTGATATCTTTCATCCCAAAAATAATATCTTCTTAATTTTCTTCCGTTGCTATCGGAATCTAAATCTTCTATATCATAAATTACACAATCAAAAGACATTTCCCAATCTTTATCCAAATAATTTGGATCAGAAAGCAAAGGTCTTATTCGTAAACTAATTTTATTTCTACCATCGGTTCTAAAAACATACGGTGCTTTTATCGCAGGACTTGAGGCAGCTGCTAATGCACCTCTTTCCAAAACTTCAAAGTCCGAATTTAATGTAATATAACCTTTTACAACCCAAGTCATAAACGACTCTTCTATTGATATTTCATCAATAATTTTCCAAGTTATAGGAACGGGTGCATAACCATCACTTTCTAATGCATTAAAGAGAAATATTTCAAAATAATACGGTACATTCTGTATCGTCGAAATAAACGCCTGATTTATATTATTTTGCGTTGCTGCACCAGTAGTAGAATTTATTGGTGGTAATCCATTAGACTGAGTATTATTAGCCGAGTCCATAATTAACAATTAACTTGATCAACATTAGCAACCAAAGATACATTTAATTGATTAAAAGCAAAGGTAACAGTACAATTAACCTCGCTTGGGTCTTGATTTGAAAAGTTTATTTCACTTAATCCAGTTGGAAATGCATTAGTATATGAAAAATTCACTACTTTATTATTATATTCATCCAATGAAAAGATATTAAAGGTTGAAACATATTGAGAAACTGGATTTTTTAAAATATTATTATTGTTAGGAAAAGATGCAATATCAGAACTAGAAGTTTGCGAATTGTTAAAAAGATTTAACCAGTTCCAAAGTATCCAATAATTTTTATAGCCATTATCAACTAAAAATTTTATTGTTAATGGATTATAAGCAGGTCTGGAATTAGAAGAAATTCTAGCAACCTGTCCACCAAAAGGCAAATTGATATCAGGAACTGTTATTGCTGGCACAGGAGATCCATAAATGGTAAATTGAATAGGATCAGCAGAGTAATTCGTACCAAGAACAGGATCGCTTATTGCCTTCATTGCAAGAGGCAAGTCCAAAATCATCGTGAATTTATCATTCCTAGATCTGTTTAATGGTGTTTGATACATAAATTAAAATAATATAGATGGCATATAACCATCCCCTTCATATTTATCAGGTTCAGATGGTTTAATAGGTCTAGAAATTGGTCTGTATATAGGTGGAACGCTTTTACCATCCCAACCTTGTAACCATGCAGCAAAATTTGCAACATCTTCGTCCATTTGTGGATTATGGTTTTCATCGAATCTACCAATCCACGATAAAGGTGTTGTGCTAACAGCAGTTTTCTTATAAATTGAAACTTGCCCTTGAAAAATAGGACTTTTTCCAATTAAATCAGAATTATCTATAAGAGGTTTTATTTTTAATGGTCTTCCTTGGTCATCTAAATCAATAACACTAAAATATTTTGTAGCTAAATTTGGATCGAGTAAAAATAATGCCCAAACCAGAGCCATTACTCTATCATCTAAATCTTTATCTGTTCTTTTGCTAAAGGTAAAATTGGGTAAACGAACAAAATTTGAAAGTTCTACTGCTGTATCTAGATCATTTAATTTTAATGCTTTTAAACTATTAGCCCAATATCTGAAATTTGTAATACCTTTATAACGAGTATTAGTATGATTATGAATACCTAAACGATTATCATTATTATAATGTTTACTCATACCCTCAAAAGTATATGTAACTATATTTTCATAGTTATGAGTTTTTGATAAAACATTCAATACTTCTACACCGTTGTTGTTATTTTCAATTAAAACAGGTGGTCTTCCCCAATCTTCTAAGATACCCATTATTCGTGTGCCAAAATTATAAGGGCTTATATTATTGCTAGCATAAACAGCAACTTGATCTATGTTACCCAAATCAGATACGTCCAATATTTGACATACGCTGTTAGATCTACCAATACCTTCACCAACGTCTACTCCGATTACATAAAAAGAACCATCTTTCGGTTGGGTGAATATCTTATAATCACCGTTATCCATTACAAGAATAGGATCTTTACATTGAGCTTTTAATCTTTCTAATTCTTCGGGATCAATTGCGGTTTTTCCTTTCTCATGGAAAACATTTCCATACTCTTGATCGAAATCGTCTTTAGACCCGATTGCGTCCATTGCCTCTTTTTTCCAAGCCTCGTCACGACCTGGCACATCCCACCAATTAACCGTTTCTAAATGCCAATCGCTATCTGGTTTTTTAGCTTGTTCTACAAGCTCATAAAACTTATTATCTACACCATTAGGCGTACTGATAACAACAAGCTGTGATTTCTTCATAGAAGAAATAATAGGAATAGCAGATTTCCATAGCTCTTTCATGAGGTCATTTGAACAGTGAGCCATCTCATCTATAATCAAAAGATTACTTGTAGTACCACGAGCAGAAGATGTTGATGTTGAAGCAACTGTTATTTTTGATCCATTTTGCAAATCAAACCCATCATTTCTAAATGATTTTACCGATGGTTTCATCCAAATCGGAAGCTCTTCAAATGACATTTTAATACGAGCATAAATTTCTTTTGCTGTACTCTCTTTATTAGCAACAATTGTTACTCTTTTGTCACTTTGGAAGCATACCATCCAAAGTGCATATATCGTTATCGTAGTTGTTTTTCCGCTCTGGCGGCTTGATAAAACTACATTGAATCTATTATTTACGAAAGCTTTTAATAATTGTTTTTGATATTTATATAAGCTAATTTTTTGTTTACCTTCTTCGGTAATAATATAAAAGTACTCTTCAGCAAAATGTAAAATCTTTTTTGCACATAATCTCATTTCCTCCATCATTTCTGGAGTCCATTTAATTTGAGCGTTTCCTCTTAAAAGGTTTTCATTTCCTTTATAAAAGCTACCATCTACTAAAATATCTTCTGCATTAAGATCAGATAAAGACGGTGCATCATTTACTATTTTAGGCTTTCTTCCCATTGTATAGTAAATACTTATGTGAACCAGCCTGATTCTGAACCACTAAAAGAAGAAAAAATTGTTGATTTGGGTAAAAAGGATGGTGTTTTTCAATACGATAGTCGTTGGCCCATTTTTGTTTTACACTTAACTGACGAAACTGGAATATGGACACGATTACAAAATAAACTTAATATTTTAGAATATCAAAACGGTTTACAAGATTTACCAGTTGATGAAGTTGAAGAATTTCTATATAAAAATCCAGATATAGATTTTGAATTAAATGTTTATGATGAAGATATGCCAGATTTTCATTTATTCAAATATAAAGACCAAGTATATTGTTATACTTCTGGTAAAAAAGGAAAAGACAAAAGTAGAATCTATGTTAGATTTTACTTTGATCTTGAAGATATAATTTAACTATTATTTTGTAAATTTAATTGTTGTAAAATAGCAGAAACGTATTCAGATTTCAATAATTTCAAAGTTGTCCCAGCTGGTGGCATTAAAGTGGGATTAGTAATATTATTATATTCACAAACTAACCACCATAAATCCATAGTTCCATAATGATTATATGAAATTAAATACCATGTATCATTTGATTTTATCGTATAGCTATCTTCAATTGAATTATTATTTGCTGGTATTATTGTTATGTTTCTTAATAAATTATAAAAATAATTGCTATCTTTATCCTGATATACGTTTAAAAAATTCTCATATCTATAAGGAGAATTTAGCTTTGGTAAATTTGAAAAATTATTTTGATTCATTTTATTTTAATTTATTGCCTAAATTCTGTACCCCTTGACCAACAGCAGTTTGCAGTCCTTTTATTTCGTTACCCAACGCTGCACCATTAGCCTTTAATTGTTCACCAATTGGCTTTAAGACTTGAACTTTTGTACCACCCATTGTTCCAGAAAATATATTAGAACTATCTGCAACTAATTGTTTAAATGTTATACTAATTTTATATGCTTCAGGGACTAATAATCCCTTACCACCAGTTTGTGCATTATATCCACTTTCATAAAGATATCTCGCTGTGCCAATACTTTCTATGTCTAAGTTACTCACATAAGCGGCGGGCCAATATATTCCACCAAAAGCAAGACCATCTAAACTATAAATTTTTGGCGGTATAAACGTGATAAAAGATGTTCTATTTTTTAAATTTTGAAACGTAAACAAAGAAACAAAATTATAATTGTCCAATGCACTTTTTGTGTCAATTGTATTATATAAAGGAAATTTAATTGTTAATTCTTGGATATTAGTATCGTTATATTGATATGTTGCTTCCAATCCAATGCCTGGTGATATGGCAGCACCAGCTACACCTAATGCTGCGCCTACAAAATTTGATACTGCTGCCATTTTACCATTTGGTTTAGTGCCACCAGTGGATGAACTTGAACCACTACTCGCAGCCGAAGCATCACTCCATTGATTACCAACGGATCTTATTTTTGGATTTTCAGAACCCACTAACCAAGGAAAAGCATAACTAAATCCCGTAGGCTTTGCGGAATATAATGTTAAATAAGGATCGGTATCTTTTAAATTTGTCGCATTTGCTGTTAAAAAATAAGCATTAGCTAAATTTTGAACCCATGTACCAAATTGTAATTCGTATTCTGTTGCCATGATGAACGGAACTTCCGAAACATCACCTGAATTAGACCAATATAAATCATTTAATACATCTATACAACCTGTTCCATTTGGTGTCAAATATGGAACATTATTAGACGCAAGATTTAAATCTGGTATATTTTGCGGAGCGTTACCAACGCCATAAAATCTAGTACCTTGTATTCCCATAATTAAGCCATTCCCCTCCCTGATAATATATAATGTCCAATTCTCATATCGTGTATTGGATCTCGTGAAGAGGATTTAGAATTATTATTTGCTGTTATGTTAACAGCAGAAACATTATTTTGTGATTGATTGTTATCGGTTTGCATTTTACCAATTGCTAAAGCTAAACTTGCTACAGTTTTATTTAAGTTACTAATAGACTTATCTATTGAACCACCAGATTTAGTAGCTATTATTGTATCTTCTGTTTTATTTGGAATATAAGTTTTACCATCCGCACCTCTAATTTCAGTTGCGCTAATCTCTGCGTCTTGCGTTGCTACAGTTTTACTTTTTTCATCTAATCCTTTATAATAATTAGCTTGCATTTCATCAATTTGTTTTTTTCTTTCGGGGGTTGCATTTTTATAACTTTCAAGTTGTTTATACGCTTCCCTATCTTCTGGTTGAACTCCTTCCTTAAAAGAAAAAATACCTTTTAATACATCTTTTCCAGCGTTTACAATGCCACCAGACTCCTTTACTTCTTTCATGGTATCAGCAGCCTGTTTACCCAAATTATGAGTATCCATAACACTAGCGATTTTTTCTATTGCCGAGCCAACACCATGTAAACCAGGAATAAGGGATATTATATCTCCAATTAATTTTACAAAATCACCTGCCAAACTACCTACACCACCAAAAAACCCAGTAACAACAGCAGTTGTTTTTTGTATAAACGAAAGTTTATCATCTCCAAAAACACTAAAAAGAGTTCTAAATCCATCTATAATACCACTTATAGCTGCCATTACAGGAATAGTAAAAATTCTAGCGATTGCCTCAAGTCCTTCCATTATATAACTAAGTGGTCCTCTGAATTTAGTAACCCATCCTAATAAGCGTTCACCCAACTGAGTTACGCCTTCAAAACTTTTTGGTATTTCACCAAATACTTTTGTTATTGGATTTTTTATATATTGCTCCCAACGAAGAGAAATCCATGCACCTAGGTCATCTAATTTTAATCCTTGTACAATAGAATCTTTAAATTTAACAATTCTACTGCCAAAAATTTCAAATTTAGTTCCTAACTCTTCTAAACTTGGAAATTTCGATTTCAGCGGTTCCCAGATATATTTTTCCCAACGTAATTCAAACCATGCTTTATAGTCAGCAAATTTATAAAGTCCTTCATCTTCTAAAATACCCATTAATCTAGTTATTGGATTTTTAATTAATGCTTCAAAAGCACCACCTAATTTCTTAGTCAATAATATCGCATCTGATATTAACCCTAGTATTAAACTTGCTAATAACCAAGTTGGAGAATTTTTATCTTCTGCTTTAACATTATTAACGTTAACAGATGGTTTAGGTAATTTTTTAAATTCATTATCTAGAAGTTCTGTTAAAAATTGTTTACCGTTTTTTGAAAAGTTAATTAATATTTCTTGAGGACCGAAATTCTTTTGTTCTTGATCGAGAGCTTGGCTTGGGTTTGTATTTTTTACCGAATCAGGAATTATATTTTGAATAGGTTGACTTACTCTATTTAAATTTTCTGCTGGTTTTGCTGCTGCTTGTTGTGCAAGAAATTGATCTCTTACCTCATTAGATACAAATCTATTATTCTGATCTACATATTGACCTGCTCGATTTTGTTTTAAGTTTAAAGCATTTGGATTTTTTTCTTCAGTTGATTCAAATTTCTTATTAAGAAATTTTTCCATGTTTGCTTTATATTGTTTAATTGCATCTTCGTATTCTTTATTAATACTTGAAAGCCCAAAGGGATCGGTCAACTTGTCAATAGTGGTATTGTTTACAGTATCTAATTTCTTTTTTATTAAAGAATAAAAATCTTTTATTTTTCCGGTAACAGGAAGAAAATAATTTTCTTTAAAAGCAGAATGAAAATCATTTATATAAGCACTATCATCACCAAATAAAAGTCTATCGATAAAGTTCTGGGTATCAATCTCCCCACTAAAACTATCTCTAACGCTATCTAGGACTTTTAGAATGTCTTCTGCCATATATAATATTTATATGGCAAAGATGGTTTAAGCTTAACTTAAAAATAATAAACTATCTATAGCAATAACCCTCTTAAGATCACCATTAGTAACAGTTAAAACAGAATCAATATCATTTTTCCATTTTGACACTTGTTCTAAAACTTTTTGAATCAATCCCGATGGAAGTTTTTCAACAACTCTAATTTTTTGATTGAAAGTTAAAGTGTTAAAATCATATTTTGCCCCATTTATATTGACATAACTGATATATTTTGAGGTTTCTGATATAAATGCATCAGATATAATATCTTGTACATCTTTATTAGTCTTAATTTGATCTACTTTCTTATAATCTTTATAGAAATTCTCTTCGTAATCTACTTCTATCTTAATAGTTGGCAAGGTTATACCAACAGTTAAAGTAACAGACTCGTTTTTAAGTTCAACTTCAGTTAAAGATGGCGTTTTATAAGTTGTGAATTTAGAAATAACATCCTTTAAGTTTATTTTAGATGAAACTTCATCCGTAAATTTAACATTTAACTCTTCTGAAATCTGTGATTTTAAAGCAATTGCGATAAACGATCTATCTGTTATGGTCAATTCATCAACAATTGACTTGTCTTCTGCTAAAATATTCTCTTTTAAGATAGAATAAAAAGTTTTAATGAAATCAGAGTTGTAAACTGAATTGTCAATAGCTGCGCTTAAAAGGCTTTTTTGTTGCTTTGCATCAATTTCTTTAAATGATATGGTCTTTTGCTTTGAAGGAATATAAACGTCAATTTTGAACGATTCTGATATGCTATTGAGAGCATTAATCGCTGAATTAAAATCTAAAATTGTATTTTCTTCTGTCATGTTATTATTTAGGGTGGTGTTTGTCCAAATTCAAGTGCCAAATCCCTAACCGTTTTACTAGAATTACTCTTAATCATGTTGTCAACTCCATCATTTTGGCTATTTTCTCTCTTCTTTCGTGTTTCTATTATAATAGATGAATATACTTTTCTTTCGGCTGGTGAAATTGTTAATACATATTCAGGTAACAGGTTCTCTCCTGCCATAAAGTAGATTTCCTGATAGAGTGATCTTACGTCATATGTAAAAAATAGTCTTATAAAATCAATAAAGGAAAGATTATAAAGATTAAAGGTATTATTTTTAAATGATTCTATGCCAAATAGATTACATTGATTTAACTTTTTTACGTTTTCTAAAATCAATTCTTGAACTTTTTTGAGCATTGAAACGGATAGTTTGCAAAAAATTTCATTTCGCTGTGTAGAATTAAAATTAGAAAAAATTATTTTTTTGTCATCGATTTTTATATACTCAATAAATTCTTGAAAACTATCGAATATTATTTTGTAATCGTTATCAATTATCTGTTGAAAGGTTTTTATCGATTTTACGGTGGGCCAACCGATCTTAATTTCCATATTACCTTCAGTTATTAAGTTTTCCTTAATAGCTTCGGTTGCACCAAAATATAAATTTTTTAAAAATAAATTTAAATCAATCGTAGTTTTTGCCGTTTTAAATTCCTGATTATCAGTTTTGGTAATTAACTCTATGATAGAACCTACACTTATTATTCTCAATTTTGTTAAAAATAAAACATAATCTACGATATTAATATCGTCTAATTCTTCTTTATTTTCTAAGGAATTTTTAATGGTTTTTAAAACAAAATCATTATAATCAAAATAGTTATTTTTAGTATTAGGAAACGACAAATTAGCCTTTGCCAAAGCTATTTGTTGTTGGGTTGTAATTTCCTTAAACCTAATCTTTTTACCAGAAAAGGGTAATTCAGTACTATAGTTATAGTATTCCACTCAATAACTTAGAGAGATTGTATTAAAGATCCAGTAGCTGCATCTGACACCCAATATGAATCAAAAACAAATTCAACGGGACTTGTTCTTAAACCTTCTTCCATATAAGAATATGATTCTGGAGGAATTGTAACAGGTGCAACATTACTAAAACTGTAAACTTTTCTAGGAGCCATTGGACTACCATAACCAGTTTTTGCAAGCATTACGATGTCTAATTGACCACATTTTACATATTTTTGAGATGATTTATCTCTTGCAACCAATCCATTATAACCAACTGCAATTGCCCAAGGTCTTAAAATTAAATCAATAAATGATGCATTTGTTTCTAACATTGTTACTGATAACTTTTCATATTTTTTTCTCGTGTCAGATATAGCAGGGGATTGATATCCTCCGTATTCTAATCCTTCATGAGAGGCGTTTATTGTTTCACCTGGTAAGTCAACTTCTCTCGCCCAAGCACAACCAATATAAGGGGCATTTTGAAACGTATTACCTAATAAAACACTAGTAGCATATTGACTATATTGCCAATTTGAACTGTTTTCATAGGTATTTAATATATTAGCAAAGTTATTTGATAAAGCGTTAATATCATTTAACGATGTAAATTGCAAATACCATTGACTAGCTAAAGCTAGATTAGTGGGCCAACTACCCAGTAACGCTAGATAGTATTCGTATGTACTATTATAACCAAATGTATTAATTGGTGGCATAATAATATTTATGCCTTAATGCTTAATATTAGGATTTTCTCCAATACTGATAAGCAATCGTAGCACTTTGTGTTAATACTTCACCAGCATTTGTAATATCTAATGCAAGCTCTCCAACTTCTTGTAACCAAGCACCGTAAAGGGTATAGGTTTCAAGAGGATTACCTTGCTTATCAATTAATACTAAGATAATTGAATTAGCAGCATTTGTTGATGGGATATTATAATTTCCTGTACTTGTGGCATCATCAAAAATTGAATTAATCCACTGTTCAAGTTTTGTACGAATTGAAATATTTTGAGGTAAACGGAACTCAACCTTCCAACCTGCACTGTTTGGATAATTCACTGTGCCTGGCACGTTGAACTTCAATCCCATGAAAGGAAGTTCAACGTTTTGGATTGCCTTTGCTGGCATGGTTGTTGTTGTGATGTAAAGTAATTCGTCGGTGTTAAAAGTTGTTCCACCGATTGAGACTACTCTGAATAAATTCTTTCTTGCAAAATCATTTTGTGATGCTGCATTGTAGAAGTTTTCGATTCCGTATGTGTCAAGTATTCCGCTCATATATTAATATTTATCCTTGTTGTATACAATTAGAATTGGTTATTAGCAACTAATTCGCTGAAGTCTACTCCTGTTTGTGTTGCGATGAAGTCACACAAGATGAATTCAGCGGTTTTAACTGGTTGGATATAAATTGATACCTTCAATTCATTAGCATCGATAATATCTGGTGTATTATTTCTACTATCACAAACAATCAAGTAGTTATATAAACCGTTGTTGATTTTTGCATTATCAAATAATGGCTTCAATGCGGCAACTAATCTTGTCTGTGTTGTATAAGTATTTGGTTCGAATACAAAGTATTTGAGTAATGCTTGAGTTTGTTTTTCTAATACCAAGAACAACTCACGTACATTGATTCTATCAAAGGCAGATGGTGTTCTATAAAGGGTCTTCTGACCATAGATTACATAACCTTCGTTTGCGAAGTATGCAATTGGGTTTAAGTTTACCTTATAGAGTAAATCTCTCTGCTTTTGGGTTGGGTTAATTGCGAGATCTACAACATTATCTAATCCGCCTCTTGTAAATCCAGCAACTGCATTCCAAGGGAATGTTTGCTGGAATGATGTAGCCATCTTAGCTGCAACATATCCAGATGATGGAATCCAAACTAATTTGTTTGATGTTGCATCATTGTATTTGATCCAGTTAGCGTATGTTGTTACATAACTACTATTGATTGAACCAAACTGATTGTTGAGGGGCCAATATACATCATTTGAGAAAACAAAGTTTGGATTTGCGGTAACTTTATTATCTGTACCCTGAATTAACAAATGTCTGATTGGATCAGCAATAAAGATGTGATCTTTTCTTGTGTCATTTGCAAGGGAAACGAACTGCTGAGCTACACTTAAGTAATCTGCGCCAGCACCACTTGCCCAAGGAGCGGTTCCAGATGAAGCACCTTGTGTGATATCATATAAGCCAGTACTTGGTGCGCCAGCGTCAGCAGTGGTTCCAAGATTAAACTGATAGTTGTATGACTCAGAATAATATAATGGTGTGCCAGCTGGTGATACTGAAGATAATGCATTACAACTTGCCCAAATAGTTCCTAATCCAGCTTCAATTGAGATATCAAGTTGAATTGTATCATCGTTTTGAATTGTATTTAAAACCGTCTGTAATTTTGCTGGAATATTGCCAACATCCTTTGTAGTATAATCAGTCGTTGATTGATATAAACCAGAAGCATAGATGTTTTGGGCAACTGGTGCAACTCCTACCTGTTTAGGCGGAATATACTGATTAAGATTATTTGTTGATCCTGTCCAGTTACCATTTGATGAGATGTATGGGTTTGTACGAACACTGATATTCTTTGATGCATTATTTACAACATCATCGATGAAGAATGTTACAGGTGCACCGCCATTTGCATTACTTTGGGTTCTCTTTGAATAAAGTGAACCGACATAACCTTCAGCCGCAGCATAAGATAACTTAATTGTATCTTGATTATAAGTTGATGTATTGATCTTAAAGAGAACAATTGATAAACTATCTTGATACGATGGGGAAGCCCAGTTATAACCTGTTGGGAATTGTTCAACAATTTGCGAAATACTTGCAGGTCCGAAATTGTTATAGGTCGAAGTTAAAGGTCCGTAATTCGTCGTAGTTGGTGTATTAAATCTATTAGTTGGTACTGTGATATAATCTTGAGTTACGCCATTTGAATCGATTTGATAAACTGATCTTACACCAGTTACACTATTAAAGTTTGTTGCTGGGTTTACACCTTGATTGGATGCAATTGCAACATAATATCCTTGATAAAGATTATCGATAGTTGTCTTTGATTCATTGATAACTACTAAACCACTAACAAAATTTGATGATAAGCTACCGAATCCAGTGAAAGGCTGGAGATTATAACTTCCGTTATATGCTGTTGTATAACCTGTGAGAGTTGAAGCTGCTGTTAATGTTCCAACCTGACTACTTGATAATACATAGTTTGGTGTTGTAATCAAGTTAATATTATTACTGTTATAGTAAGCTGTGGTATTACCAACAAAAGTGTTAGCATATCCAGAAAGAGCATATGCTGATGTAATAGCACCAAATGTAGGTACAAGATTTATACTTACGGTTGATGCAATGTGTGGATAGTATGATACGCTGACAGCAGAATTAATTGAACTAAAGGATGTACTGATAACATCGGAAGCATTAATGAAGTTTGATGCATAGTATGAAGAAAGTACAGCAGCACTAGTTGATCCAGTAACAGTACCAGAAGTAACTTGAACTGTAGTGGAGGTATAAGGACTTACACCCCAAGTAATATTGTTCTGTTTAAGCTGAGCATATTGTGCATCATTTAAGAGAATTGAAACTGGTTCTAATAGTGTATAACTTGTTGCAGTTGAAAAGAGAGGTGTATTAGTTGAAACTGGATATACTAATGCGCTATGATTACTTGTATAACCATTTCCAACTCCAGTACCATAAGGCAATCTAACAATATTTAAATTGGCAGGAGAGGTGTTTAAAATCTGACGAGCACTGTGATAGAGATAACGCTCTGCTGCATTTGATGGAAGACCAAAAACATTTTCATATTCACTGATACTGCTTACGTTGATAAGTTCGTTTGTCGGACCTTGGTTAGCAAAACCAACAGCGAGAACATTTGTGTTTCCTGTTGTGTTAGATATTAAACTAAGATCTAACTCATTGATCTGAACGCCTGGTGAGGTTATAGTTAAAGTTGACATATTTTCTAAATGTATTTATCCTAGAAAATACCCATTTTATAAAAATCTTTTTTTATTTCTCTTTGAGAGTAAGTAATATTAATATGACAAAATATGATCTATTAGTAGCTTCTGTTTTAGAAGAAGCAAATTGCACCAGAGTAACCCAGAAAACACACTCAACCAGAAAAGGAAAGAAATGGATGAAATGCGTAAAAAACCCAAAGGGCGGATATAAAAGAATTCACTGGGGTCAAGCTGGCGTAAGAGTTGGTAAAAATAACGCAAAGAGAAGAAAGTCATTTAGAGCAAGACACAAATGCTCATCAGCCAAACCAGGCACACCTAAATATCAGGCTTGTAAAGATTGGTAAGTAATATTATAGTAATTTTATGAGCAATCATTTTGATGCAATTTTAAGAAAATATATTTCCGAGGCTACTGGTTTAACGCCCAGCGATATTCAAAGATCGGAAGCGCAATTAAATTCCTCTCCCGATGGAGTTAAAAAAGCAGCCGAAGCCGCAGTTCAAGCATTAACACCAAATAAACCATTTGATAAAATGACACCAGTTGAACAGTTACAGGCTGTTATAGATCCAAAACATCCAGTAAATGATATCACAAAGGTTAATCTTACTCCAGAATTGGATGATCATCTTAAAAAAATTGGTATTACTATTGGTAAAAATAGTAGCTCACAAGAGCCTTCTACATCATCAGAAAATCAAACTGGTGGCACTAACACTCCACAAGGATCTGTTACCGCTGGTAATACCTACGGATCGGGTTCCGGTAATCAGCCTACAGTTCAACCCTAATTAACATATTTGTTAATATAATTTATGAGCAAAAAAATGCGCCCCAAGAAAAAGGGTTCAGACAGACCTCAATCTGGAAGAACTCGTCACGTAACAACAACATCGGCTCCTTGCGAAGATGGCGAGAATAAAGATAATTCTTTATATGTATTTCAAAGAGATAAAATAAATTTTGAACTATCTATTAAAGAACTTCCGTGGACTGATAATCAAAAGAAAATCATTGCACAGTTCTTGAATAAAGAAACGAAAGTTCTTTTATTAAAAGGACCCGCAGGAACATCTAAAACAACTCTTGCTATGTATTGCGGTTTAACTCTTCTTAATAGAAGAAGAATTTCCGATATGGTATTGGTTCGTTCAGCAGTTGAATCTTCAGATTCAAAATTGGGATTCTTGCCAGGCACACTGGATGAAAAAATTGCAGTATATCTTACGCCTTTCCATGACAAATTTGAAGAACTTCTCTGCAAAGCTCAGTTGGACAGACTACAAAAAGATAACCGTTTAACAATTTGTCCAATTAACTTTGCAAGAGGTCTTCACTTCTCAGCAAAGTTTGTTTGTGCTGATGAAGTTCAGAACTTCTCTAGAAGAGAAATTCACACTCTTATGAGTCGTATCGGTGAATTCTCAAAGGTATTCCTTTGTGGTGACCCAGAACAAAGCGATCTTCCTGCTGGTAAATCAGGATTTAATAAAGTTTTTGAATTGTTCAATAACGAAGAATCAAGACAACAGGGTATTTTCTGCATGGAATTAACAGAAGATGATATTGTTCGTTCTGAACTCTGTCGCTTTATTACCCATAAGTTTAAAGAACTTCAGCTTGCTGTTCAACAAGATGAAGCTAATAAGGCTCAACATCATAAAGAAAACTCTCATAAAGATAGTTGGAAACCATCAGATAATAAGTAAGTATAATACGATGAATAATAATCCTCAATATCAAACATTAGAGAATCGTCCTATTGCTTGCACTTTTTGTGGTGCACAAGTACAGGGCAGAGTTACACCGAAGCAAGATCCAAAAACAAAGTCAGTAGTTCAAGAGTGTCGTTGGATGTGCGGGAGATGTAACAATTTAGTTAGAATTGGCAATTTAAAGTAAAATGGAACTGGATAAGATCATAACAGAAGTATATGATACTGCTAATAAGTCTTATCCTGCCTATAGCTCACCAGCTAGAAAAGATTTCACTCCACAATCAGCCAGAAATACACCGAATTTTCCGTATCAACATCAGGACGATTTAACCAATCCTCCACCTCAATCGGTTCCAAGTATGCCGTGGCCCCTTGGAACCGTAGTTGATGATTTGACAGATAGCTTTGTTTTCTTATCTCAAGCTATAGATAAGATTGCGTCAGCGGTTAGAAACAATCCGTCACTAAGTGATAAACAAAAGACAAAGTTAATTCGTTTTTATAAGATAGGAAAATTTGCTTTAAAGGGAATAAGAAAGATTGGATTGCATATAATTGATGTTGCAAATATAGCAGGAGAGCAACCTTCTCAGAATCCCGTACCGGCGGCAGAGTATATCCCACCTGAATCCGCCGCTTTAAATAATAAAATAAGAATAAGAGTTAGATAAAAAATAGTTGACACGATAAAGGTAATATTGTAATATTGCTTATATGTCAAAAATAAAAATACCTTGGATCTTTATAAGATCTACCTTAACAGTTATAGTAATATCTCTTATTGGTTCACTGGGCATAAAAACAATCGGTGGTAATTTCTGGGCAGCTTTTGCCTTATTTGTAGCTCTACAATATATTCTATTTTCTTTTGTAGCATCTCTAATAAAGAGCTACTTCTTTCAAAAGACCTATCAAAAGGAGCTTGATGCCCTTGAACCACTATCAACCATTCTTGATTGTGCTTATTGTTCAAAATCAAATGTAATGACTTTTTTACCTGATCAAAATGAAAGAGCAGAGTTCATTTGCAATTCTTGCAATAAAACAAATCTCGTAAACATACAATTTGTAGTTGCAAGAATAACAGAACCTGTTAATATGCCATCTGTTACTGGTATACCATCAATTCAAACTGTCGCAAATGAAAAATAAATCTTGGAAAGTTATAACCGAAGATAGTGCTAAGTGGGCTAGATGGATGGCATTCTACGAAGCAGTAAACATTATCATTGATAATGCTGAAGATAAGAAAATTCCTTTGGAAAAGGTTGTTTTTAAGCCTTTAAAGATCAGAGAGTATATCGAAGCAACCGAAGATTTATTTCTTAGAAAACTTCTTAGACAAGAACATAATATTGATGTTGCCTATCAAGAAGAAGATCCTAAAAAAGACGAGTACCAGTTTGTTTAATATTCGCCGTAAACGCTGGTATTAGCACAAGGGTTATCGGATGGATAATTAAAGTTACTATCTGCCAATGCTTCCAATGCATCGTTGTCATTGATTGGTTTATTACCTTCTCCAGAACCTGGCGAACCTGGTTCGTAGCTGTAATCGTAACGTTTCGCCTTAAAGAACCAAACATAGTGACCACCCAATGCATTGATTACAAATTCATCGATAACCTCTGTTAGTTCATATACAGTAGCTCCACGTTTAGGAAAATTGATTCTATCGCTTCCAAATTCTACTAGTTGCAGAAGATCACTTGGTTTTGGTTCGCTTGACAAACCAAAAGCAGTTGTGAAATCATCAGGGTGTAAAACTCCATTCATATCACTATCAGCAATAATACCGAATTTAGAAAGCAAATATGAATCATTACTGAGGTTTAATAAAACAATCATTTGTTTTGGTGGAGCAAATCCTGCACTTGGTTCTTCACCGTAAAGAACATTAACACCAGACAATGCAGTTTGGTTTTGATAATAGTTTATCAATTGACCATTAACATGAATTTGTTCTTTCCAGTAGTTACTGAAAAGTTGTCTTTCATTGGAGTTAATTCCTTTATTTAAATAACGTAGTGATTCCATTTTACTTTCCTTTTTTCAAAAAGAGTTTTCCTGTTAAAGGATTTCTGTGAACTTTAACTCTCTCACCGTTTTTACCAGCCGCTAATGTTTTACCTTCTTTTCCTATCTTATTAAAATTGATTGGGTTACCAGCAGATTTTAATTTTTTAAGATTAGGCGTTGTTGAAATCAAAGGAACCTTTGTACCTTTGGGTGCTTCCTTTGCTCTTTTGAGTTTTGGATTATTAACACCAAGCATTTGCTTCTTCGTAACATCTTTAGCAACAAGTGACATACTCTTTTTTATATCATGACTAGCTAACTTTGCACCAGTTGCTGCTGCATTTGATTGATGAGCGTGACCGCTTCTTTCTAAGAAAAATTGCTTAAAGTTCATTATTATTACTTACCAACAAAAAAGCCCTCCGAAGAGGGCTTTTCTTAATTTATTTATTTTATATTATTCTCCACGCTGATCGTCAAAGAGGAACTTACCAACCTTAACGCCCTTTGCATCGTATGAATTACCCTGCTTCTGGTATTTGTTAATTCCTTCTTTGTTTTCAAAGTTTTCTGGCTTACCTGTTGCCTTCTTACCCTTTTCTACAGTTGCCTTTGAACCAGCTTTTGGAACTGCACCCTTAACTGTGAATACTGACTTCTTGGTTTGACCAGCTTCTAATTTTTCTTGATCAACGAGAGCGTGTCCAAGAACTTCAGCTTCAACTGATTCCTCACTAACTTCCTCTTCCTCTTCACCCTCTTCAGAGCCATCTTCTCTTGAATCTTCTGGTAATTCATCATGCTCCTCACCTTCCTCTTCATGTTCAATGTGACCCTCTAAGTGAGACTCAAGCTTACCAACGAGTTCTTTAAGCTGGGAAACAAGAGATTCTAAATCCTCGTGTTCGTCTTCTTCAAAATCCTCAACCTCGTCATCGTCACCAAACATTTCGTCGTCACTTAATTCTTCATCACCGTGACCGATGCCTTCAGGTCCACCAAAATTGTCTTCTGGTTCTACGCCTTCCTCTGAACCAAAGGAGAATGAATCTTCAGAAATGATCTTGTTATATAATGCGTCAAATGGATTTAATGAATCCTTTAAAGTTAACTTCTCACTAGCCTTATATTCCTTTGGCTCGTTTTCTGGATCTTCTGAAAGTTCAGCAGGAGCTTCTACTGGCTTCTTAACATCTTTTGCAACTTTATCTGTTCCAGAATCTTTATAAAAAGTCTCTGCGTTTTTTTGATTAGAAGCATCACCGAATGGTGCTCCAACTTTTAAGGATTGTCCATTGACTTTTCCAGAGGTTGCATTTTCGTTGAGTACTTTCATATACGCTGATGTGAGAGGATCTTGTTTCATATGTTGTTTTGAATATTTACTCTTCACACATTCCATTTCCACAAATTTTTTTTAAAAATATGGTTTTAATTCAACATCAATCAAATTATTGGCAACTCCTCTGTCACATGGTAATATAAAATCAGCAATCTCTGGGTCACAAATCCCTGATAAAAAGGGCGTTTGCGTACCAGTGAATCGTGTATCTAAAAACTGATAACCTAATTCTTTACCATCATCAGGATTTAAATTCATAATCTTTGCGTAATCCAATTTCTAAAAGATTCTTTTAATTCGATAACAATATTAAAAACCTTTTCAAAAACTTTTGGATCTTGTTTATATCCTTCTAAACTCTCATCTAATTCATTTTTTGTATATTGCCAATTCCATGATAATTCATGAGGAACCTTAAAACCGTAAAATTTTAAAACTTGTTTCTGTGTTCTTAAAACATTATGACCATTCCAATTATGACCGATTAAAATTACTCCTGCATCAATATCTGAAATAACATTATCTTCTCCTAATGATGCCCAACGATTTTCAATCCAATCCAATCTTTCAATTAATCTTTGGTAATTTGAATTAGTTTGACCCCAACGCACCGACCCTAAAAATACAACAGCATCGGATTCAAATAGCTCCTTTGTAATTTTCCAAAGTTCATCGTCTTTATTAGCTATTGAACACCAACAACGATGATAACCACTTGGGTTTTTCTTTTTATCTTTTAAGACTGCATCCTTTACCCCACAAGTATTTCCGGTTGATTCGCTTACGTTTCCTTGGCAACTATTAATTTTTAATTGAGTGATATCAATTAAAACGCATTTATCTTTTCCGAGTGCTTCTTGAATACGCTGAGCGATACGTTTACTTTTTGGTGTATCCTTAGAACTTTCTGCCCTACTACTTGTCGATAATAGTAATACTTTATTTTTTGATTTTAAGTATTCAATTGTTAATAATAATTCTCTGTTCATGCGTTATTTAAAAGTATTTCTGCTTCTTTTTCTAGATTCAAAATACTTATCAGTTCGTAGTCATCTTCGCCAGCAACCCAAATAACTTTACAATCACCCACTTCAAATGGCGTATTTCTCTCCAAGATTAATTTGTATAAACAAAGCTGAAGGCTATATTTCCCAAGTTCACATTTAGGAACGCTATCAATCGGAGGCAACATTGTTTCGCCTTTATAACCCTCCCTTTTGATTTCTTTATTGGTTTTGTAATCAAATAACATCAATTTACCAGTTTTCTTATTATAAGAAAGGTTATCAATAGTACCACAAATTCTTTTTTCTCTATCACCTATAACAAATTCGGATTTTAAAAGAATATGATCTTGCTTCCACCATTCATAAAAATTTTTGAAGTTTTTAAGCAGGTGAGCAATTTCCATATAATATGTGGCAAGCTGATCATCTGTATGATAATCATTCTGTTTCTTTCTGAAAAAATTAATAATATTTTCCTTATCAATAGGAATAGTTCTTCTTTGGTAAAATTCTTCTACCATCAAATGAAATTCATTTCCTTTATGACAAGAATAATCTTTATTATAATCCCATTGCCAAAGAACATCTTCTACGAGTTTACCGTCTCTCTTGGCAACCCTATGAGCAATAGCTTTATCAAATGGTTTTTCATATTTGCTAATGAGTTGAGATACAGACATTTCTGCCCTCTTACCATCAATTTCATAATGATGATCCTTTTCAAAAAACTTAATATCAGAGAAAGCATCCTCTAATACTATTAGTCCATTAAAATTAAGATCTTGCAAATCCGATGACTCTTTCTTTATCTTCATTTGGTTTTTCTTCGTTTAAATCTACGTCTTTTTCTAGGTTATAAATATCAGCAACGGAAGTTGCTTTGGTAATACCATCAATCGTTTTCTTGCTATATTTAAGACTCTTTGCTAATTTTTTTGCATCAGTTATAGACAACGCTCCAAATTCATAATCAACCTGCAATCTTCCTTTTCTCCTAAGAGCAGAATCAATTTCGTTCTTGGGGCAATTATAAGTCAATATAACAGAAGTCTTTAAGATATCACTCATAATACCATCAGACAGATTAAGCAATGAAGATACAGCAGAAGAATCCATTCCATCACCGTGTCTTTTCATAATAGCTTTTTCTGCATCTTCCAAAATAATAACAGAGTTTGGTTTCTGTATAAGAATACTCAAACAATTTGGATCAGATGTAAAAGTCTCAATCATTGTGGTGGGAATATAAATAAAATCCCTATCAATTTGACTCGCCAAATATTTAATATAAGTGGTCTTGCCCGTGCCTGGTGGTCCGTGAAACATAAACAATCCACCCTTACTACTACTCAATCTGTCTTTGATAGTCTTATCGGTTTCCAAAAACTTAGAACCATAGTTTAGCTCAAGATTAATATCTTCTGGGATGTTAACGCTAATTGGTTCAAATGCATAATCCCCATATTGATTTTTGATAAACAAATGAACCTTTGAACCTTGTTCATTTATAATGAATTTTGCAAAGTCTTCTAGGTGATAATCTTGCACATGAGAAGGAGCAGCAATCGCCAAATCGTACTTCTTTGGTTTGATTCTTTCGTCCTTTCTGGCATTGTCATCCAAGTCAAAAGAAAAAGGCATACCCTTTAAATCCATTCCCTGAAATTCATCCTCTTCACCAGCGGCTGAAATTTTTATATAAACATCTTTGTATTTAAACCAAAAACTTCCACCTCTAAAATGTTTACTGTTTTTTGATAATTGAATTAATTTTCCGGTTGAACTGAATTTAATCAGTTTAGAGTTTTCCATTAAAAAATCAAAAATGTCTTCATTAAACTTTTCATCAAAATATAAAGTTGACGGAGATGTATCATATGTCATTAGTATATAGCGATTTACGTTAAAATCGCTACCAGTAGAAGGCGCATAAAGATCTCTGGATTGATCTCCGTGTCTGAATATTTTTGATTCCTTTAACTTAAACATAGGTATAAATTTTACCATAGGTATCGTATAAAGCAATATAATTCTTTTCATTTGACATTTAACCCGCATTATTAGATAATAATTCAATGAAAACTGCAATTATTATTACTTTTGTCCTTTTTTCTCTTTTGGTCTTACCGCTGATTATTATATGGAGTTTAAATAATATTTTTAAACTTGGGATAGTTTACAACATTCAAGATTGGGCATCAATTTTAGCGTTACTTATCATATTAAATGCCATTTTTAGGGGTTCGCCAACGGCTCCGAAAAAAGATAAATAATAGGGTATGGAGAAGCTAGGAAAGATTAAAACAAAAAAACTTTATAATAGATGTCTTAATTTAGCAAGAAGAAAACCCCCCGAATTTTTCTCATTTAGAAAAATGAGAGGTACACATGGATACTGTAATTGGACTGACCTAGAATTTAATCCAGCAGGAGAATTACTTTCAACAGCATACCATGAGTGTATACATTATCTAGAACCGAACTGGTGCGAGACACAAGTTTTATATGCCGAATCAAGAGTTAGAAATTTAGTTTCTCACTTAGATCATGCTCTCTTCCTCAAACATATTTCGATGAAACTTTACAAATCAGAACTACAAAAACACATTTTAAACCGACCAAAAAAGAAGAAAAAAAAGCTTTCAACCGCAAAGAAAAACTAATACAATTAAAGATTAAATTTTATGATATTCGAAGAACAAATCAGCCGTAAACCCAACCTTTATCCTTGGACAGAAGAATTCATTGAAGCAATGCACAATGGCTTCTGGACAGATAAAGAATTCTCATTCAAATCAGATGTTCAGCAATTCAAAGTGAATCTCACCGAACAAGAGAGAGAAATTATTATTCGCACTCTTTCTGCTATTGGTCAAATTGAAATTGCAGTCAAAACTTTCTGGGCAAAGCTTGGTGAGAATCTTCCACATCCTGCCATGCAAGATCTTGGATATGTAATGGCAAATACAGAAGTTATTCACAATAATGCTTACGAGCGTTTAATTTCTGTTCTTGGTCTTGAAGATGTTTTTGAAAAGAATCTTAAACTTGAATGGATTGAAGGTCGTGTGAAATATCTCCGCAAGTATACTCACAAGTATTATAAGGATTCAAAGAAGCAATATCTTTATGCTATCATTCTTTTTACTTTATTTGTTGAGAATGTTTCACTCTTCTCGCAGTTCTATGTAATCAATTGGTTTGCTCGTTTTAAGAACGTTCTTAAGGACACAGATCAGCAAGTAAAGTATACTCGCAACGAAGAGAATATTCATGCTCTCGTTGGTATCAAGATCATCAATACAATTCGTTCTGAATATCCAGAATTTTTTGATGAAGAACTTGAAAACAAAATTATCTCCGAAGCAGAAGAAGCATTTAAATCTGAAGCAAAAATTGTCGATTGGATGATCAACGGAATTCAAGAAGAAGGTCTTAGCGCACCTATTGTTAAAGAATTCATAAAGAATCGTATCAATGAATCACTTGTTCAGATTGGTTTCAGAAAAGCATTTGAAGTTGATAAGGAAATTCTTAAAGAAACTAAGTGGTTTACAGAAGAATTACTTGGAAATAATATGACTGACTTTTTTTTCCAAAAGCCAACCGAATACGCAAAGAAGGATCAATGTTTTGATGAATCTGAATTATTTTAATAAATATTCAAATGAGAGATAAAGATACAATTTTATTAGAGAATGCTTATCAACAAATTTTAGAAAATGAAACATCAGATCTTGGTATGATGAAAGATGACAATGGTATTAAAAGATCAGTTAATAAAGTTATCGAATTTGCTGAACAAAATAAAGACAAATATTATAAAACAAATTTTCCTATTAAAGATTTAGAACATAATCTTGAATGGTGGAATAAACAAAATCAAGCAGATCCAGAAAAATCAACAGCTAGAATGATGAAAGCTGATACATCTTTTCCATTACTAGTTATTAAAAATAATAGATATGGATTATCTGTAGCTGATGGATTAAACAGACTAAAGAAAGCTAAAGATATAGAAAAGAAAACTACGGTTAACATTTATCTTGTACCTGAAGAAGATATTCCAGATACAACAATAGTAAAATAAAATTTAAAATTTGATTGCTATTTTAAATGCAAACTATTAGTATAAACATATAAATTTTATGAGTACCGAAACGCAGCATCCCGATATTTATTGGCTTAACAAAGATTCCAGAAAGTTCCTTCAAAGAGGATATTTGTTAGAGGATGAAACACCAGAACAAAGAATTTCTGATATCGCAAAAGCAGCGGAAAAAATTTTAAATCAAAAAGACTTTGCAAAGAAATTTGAGAATTATATGCATTTAGGCTATTACTCGTTGGCTAGTCCCATCTGGTCAAACTTTGGTCGTAAACGTGGACTTCCCATTTCATGTTTTGGGTCTCATATTCCCGATACAATGTCAGGAATTCTTGAGAAGGTTTCTGAAGTGGGCATCATGACAAAGAATGGTGGTGGAACATCAGCTTACTTTGGTGATTTGAGATCAAGAGGTGCAACAATTGCATCCGGTGGTGAGTCAACTGGATCAGTTCATTTCATGGAGTTGTTCGATAAACTAATGGGAGTTGTATCTCAAGGTAATGTTCGTCGTGGATCTTTTGCGGCATATCTTCCTATAGATCATGGAGATATCGAAGAGTTCCTTAAAATTCGTGGAGAAGGAAATGAAATTCAAGATCTTTCAATTGGTGTTACTATCACTGACGAATGGATGAAGTCCATGCTCGATGGTGATAAAGAAAAGAGGAGAATTTGGGGTCTTGTTCTCAAGAAAAGATTTGAGTCTGGTTATCCTTATATTTTCTTTACCGATAATGTAAACAATAGAGCACCTTTGGTTTACAGACAGAAAGGAATGAAGATCACACAATCAAATCTTTGTACAGAAATCATGCTTCCTAATAGTGAAGATGAATCATTTGTATGTGATCTTTCTTCAATGAATTTGGAAAGATGGGAAGATTGGAAAGACACTGATGCGGTTGAAACAATGATCTTTTTCTTGGATGCAGTAATGACTGAATTCATCAATAAAACTGAAGGAATGAAGTTCATGGAAGCACCTCGCAATTTTGCAATTCGTCATCGTGCATTGGGACTTGGTGTTCTTGGTTGGCATTCACTCCTTCAATCCAAGATGATTGCATTTGAATCAATGGAAGCAAAATTCCTTAATAATACGATTTGGAAAACTATTCGTGAGAGAGCAGACAAAGCAACAAAAGAACTTTCTGAATTGATTGGTGAACCAGACCTTCTTAAAGGTTATGGTCGCAGAAACACTACAACGCTTGCTGTAGCCCCTACAACTTCATCCTCGTTCATCCTAGGGCAAGTCTCCCCAAGTATTGAACCAAATAATAGTAACTATTATGTCAAGGATCTTGCCAAGGGTAAATTTTCATATAAGAATCCTTATCTCAAGAAACTCTTAAAGGAAAAGGGGAAGAATGACGAGGAAACCTGGATGGACATTCTCAAGCATAGTGGATCTGTTCAGCATTTGGATTTCCTTACCCAAGAAGAAAAAGATGTATTCAAGACCTTTGAAGAGACATCACAGAAAGAAATTATTATTCAAGCTGCGGCTCGTCAAAAATATATTGATCAAGGTCAGAGTTTAAATATGCTTATACCAGCTGGTACTCCGCCGAAAGCAGTTAATGAACTTATCATTTTTGCTTGGGAGCAGGGCATTAAGTCTCTCTATTACCAGAGATCAACCAATCCTGCAAAGGAGCTTGCTCGTTCAATAATGACTTGCAAATCCTGCGAAGCTTGATTAGAATAAGTATCAATATTCCCCTCATAGGTGAATATCAATGCATAATCTAAACATATGAATAATCTTAATAGGTCAACTGTGCTTGTTCTTAATCGTAATTGGCAAGCTATTCACGTTAAATCACCAGCTGAAGCATTGTCTATGATGTATACCGATGCGGCAACCGGATTAGATATTCTAGGCGAAGATCAAATGATTCCTTATCGTTGGAAGGATTGGATTGCATTGCCTCATGATGAACAATCAGAATATGTTAAAACGATAAATGGCAATATTAAAATTCCAAAGGTTATTGTTCTGTGTAAATTTAATAAAGTTCCAATGAAAAGACCAAAGTTTTCTTTGAGTGGTGTTTGGACTCGTGATGGTGGCATTTGTCAATATACTGGTAAAAAGCTTTCAAAGAATGAAGGCAATGTCGATCACGTTATGCCTAGAAGCAGAGGTGGCAAATCAAATTGGGATAATTGTGTTCTCGCTCATAAAGAGGTTAATGCGCAGAAAGCTAATAGAACGCCAGAAGAGGCGGGATTAAAGCTTATTAAACCGCCTACTATCCCAAGGCACATGCCATCAACTTTTTATATTAAAAATAAACATAATATAAAGGAATGGGAATTGTTTCTTAATTTTTAATTATGACTTGGGAAAGATACGCTTATAATCTTGCAGTAGTTGCTGCACAAAAATCCAAAGATCCTTATATAAAGGTTGGATGTTGTTTACTTCGACATGATAATAGCGTTGCTTCCTTGGGTTATAATGGTTTTCCTGCTGGTATGAAGGAGGATTGGTCAGATCGTGACGAGAGAAGAAAATATGTAGTACATTCTGAAATTAATGCATTACGATACGTTAAACCAAACGAATGCTATTTAATAGCAACAACACTTCTCCCTTGCAACGACTGTTTAAAATCTCTTGCGTCCTATGGGATTAAGAAGATTGTATATGGTGAAGTCTATAAACAAGACCCATCAACTCTTGAACTAGCAAAAAAATTCGGAATAGAATTAGTCAATCTCGTGTCTGTAGACTAAAACGTTAGCTACTTTGACAACGTGTTCTTCTGCTGTTGTAATTAAATCCTGCATCCAAGGTTCGATTACACTGCCTTTTTTTATCGCATCAATCGCCTGATGAGCATGCGCAATAGTTGAGCGTAAACGAGTTTCAACCATACGGATCTTTTCATGCTCTAAATCCTCTAAACTTTCTTCTTCGTGTGAAGGTTCGATATCTCTACTAAAGTCACCATCATCTTCACGATGTAAATGTTCTTCTGGTGCAACTTCAAAGGAAGCAACTTCTTCATAAGCTTCCATTAAACTTCTGATATCTTTTTTGTTCATATGGAATATTTACCCATATGGATAACAAAATCAGAAATTTATTTTAATAGTGGTATAAGTTCTTATCCTATTAATATTATTGAAATTATTATAATCAATAAAATTTTCGCCGCTTAAAATTATAGATTTTGAAACCTTTAAAGTATAAAGGTTTTCTAATTTCTCTTTAGCTATTTCTTTATCATTTAAACTTATATAGTTTATATTATTAGTGTCTGCAAAGCAAACACTTGCAAAAAATAAACTACATATGAGAAATAACTTCATGAAATTCTCTTGGGATAATTACGTTACTGGGATGGGTTTTAAACATTGGTGCAATATCTTCTGGTGTATAACCAGCCAATCCACACCCAATTTGAGTGACAAGAAAAATCTTATCAGGCACATCCTTTACATAATCCAGAAAATCCATAACGTGTTCTTCGATTCTGGTAAGTGGTAAAGTCCAAATCATTTCATCTTTAGTTGGTATTGCATAACACTGCCCAGTAATACCAATACCAACTCCCATTTCAGCCCCGAATTTCTCTCTTGCGAGTTTTGCTGCTCCTGCACCATGAATACCTTTTAGATTTGAACCAAATACAAAAATTTCATTTGGCTTTAGTTCGTTTATGTAGTTGTCAGTGTATTTCATATCTTCTTAAAAACAAAAACAGGTTCGTATTTAAAACCACCTTTAGTAATACTTGATAATTGAAGTTTGAGAGTTTCAACTAAAGTAAACCCTTCTTGTTGTGCAATCTTAACAGTATCGTCCTCTAGCATCTTATGCGATATTACGTTTGCAACATTCAATATCATATGACCATTGGATTTAAGACAACTATAGCAGTTTTGAATAGTCTTACGCAAGAACTTTTCATTCCAATCTTCAACATTGTTATATGCTACATAACTCTGCGTTGCCTCATCCGAATACTTTTCGGTATTAAAATACGGAGGGGAAGTAAAACAAAGGTCAACTTCCTGAGAAAATAAGAATTTATCTTCGCTACCTCTTTTCTGAATCAACGAATACATTCCTGTGTATTGAAAGTCCTTTTGCATTTGTTGCAAGCCTTCGAATGTTTCGGTGCAAGGATCGGTTCCATAATAAAACTTTACTACGCCGCTTGCTAATGCACCCAGAAACCTTCCACCAAAGCCACAGGACATATCCCAAACAATCCCATCACCTGCATAGGTTTGATAAATTGCCGCCGCTGCTGATGGTCTAAAATTCGATACAGACTGAACACCAGAGTAACTTCTAAGTGCTTTTCTGATTTGTGAATCAGTCATAGATCCATCAGGCTTGAGCATAGGGAATCCTCCCCTTTTTAATCTCCTGTCTATTGCTTTTTTAAGCAGATCCTTATCATCAAAAACCTCCATAGGAGTTTTCATATTTCGGGTTTTAACACTCCATGCATGAGGAAAATACGACCAAGCTAATCCCAATCCGTGCATGGTTTGCCTGATTATATCACCTTGGATAATTTTAGATAGATCGTATTTCTTGATCTTCTCTAATTCTTTTTTCTTCTCATCTAGCGAGAATTCATAGTATGGAAACCCCCTGCTTATAACATAAGCATAAGCCGTATCCAATACATTATTATCGAATGAGTACATTATCCTTTGATATCAAATCGGGATTATTTTCAATGATAGTAGAAATTATACTAATAATATCTCTAGGTGTAAAGGAAGAAACCCAATCACATTCATCACAAATGTAATCAACATGATCCATATACATTTTATAAAGTCTTTCTCTGTCTAATTTAATATCTTCAAACATTTTAATTTAATTCGTCTTTTAGAGCTTCTTTGAGGAGATTATTAATTACATCATTAACGGAAATATCTTTTTCGCAGGATTCCTTAATAATCATATGTAGGATTTCGACGGGCCACTCATTAAGATCAAGTTCCAATTTTGTATAAGGAACAAGTTTAAATGATCCATCTGGTTGATATTGGAATTCAAATTTTTGACCTTTTTCCCAACCAAATTCTTGAATTTCTTCATCCGTAAATTGGATGTAGACATCATTAGTTGGTAGTACCGTTTTGGTAAAAGTTTTATTTACCGTTTTCGATTTCCTTTTTTGCGTCATAGTAGTCTTGTTTTACGTCTTTAATCGTTTCCTTTTTATAGAGATCAAACTTCTTTTCAAAGGATGGATAATCAGTCAAATCATGAATTGTAAAACTAGGCAATGACTTTTCTTTTTTTGGTTTCTCTTTCCTATGGAAGACATAATCATATCCTAGGAGAAGTCCAAAGATAAAGAATATTGCAATTACAGTTTTAAATGCACCAGCAATAATTCTTTCTACAAACCAAACGGAAAGCAGAATCAAAGCTATTGTTAATGCGAGTTCAAGTGGGTTATTTATATCCATATTTTTAATTGTTAATATGATTATAAATTATTTTTACTGCTCTGTCAACTGTCATTTCGCCAAAAAGTGTAGTCCTTGGGTGTATTCTTATTTCTGGAAATTGTGGAGCCTCGTATGGAGAATCAATTCCAGTAAATTCCTTAATCTCACCAGCACGAGCTTTTTTATATAGCCCCTTTGGATCTCTTTGTTCACATACTTCAAGAGGGGTATCCATGTAAACTTCAATGAATCTTGCATTTGAATATTTTTCAAATATACTCCTTGCGTTATCCCTCATTTCTTTGAGCGGGGAAATTAGAGCAATTATTATAAGTTCTGCGCCTTGGAACTCGATCATATTTCTTGCCATGTAAACAACATTATTAACAAATTGTTTTCTATCTTCCATAGAAAACCCATATGTTCTTTCTTTGTTTTCTTGTAGATATTTTCTAACTTCATCACCATCAAGAAATCCAATCTTTACATCATTAAGACGTAAAGCCTCTTTAAGGGCTTTAGCGACAGTGGTTTTACCGGAACCAGATAGACCAGTAAGCCAAACGACAGTTGGTATCTTTTTTAATTTAGGTTTTTCGTATATAGGTTCAAGATATGACATACTAATCTAAAAGGCTAAGTTTATAACTGTCAAGAGAATTATAGATTTCTTTTCTTATATATTCAAAAGCTGCATACTTATTGTCTTCACATTGGTCGCAACCGTGTTTGATTGCATTTCGCAATATTTGATCTATATCCCACATGGCAAGTTTCCACATAGTACCCTCAATAGCATCTCTGTGTTCTTGTTCTTCTTCTGGGAGATTAAATTCTAAAATTGCCTTGGGCATATTATAGTTTTGTTGAACATTCCTTGATTATATTCTTACAGGTATTGATATAATCACCTTCCATTTCAATGACATTGATACCCTCTTCAAAAAGAATAAAAGGAGAATGCGTTGAAATAATAATTTGAAATTTATCTTGAAAACTCTTCAACAATCTGAACAATTCAATTTGCTTCGGTATAGAAAGAGACTTTTCCGGTTCGTCCAGCATTATTGTAATCTTTCCTCTACGAGGAAGAGAACGAATATATTGAACTTCCATTTGTTCGTATTTGTTACCAGGGTTTGGTGTAGTAAGAGTAAAGTCAGGGGGATTCAATGCAAGATTAAAAATCTTATTTAATTTTTGCATGCGAGTCTGACCGGATGATGGTCTCTTTGCCATGTAATCCATTTGCTCAGCCGCAGAGGTTAACCCCTCTTGTGCAAGAATGTCTTTGTTATAAAACCATGCCATATCATCAATACGGAGGTCACTATCATTGTAAAAGGTTGGTGTTCCATCCCATTCAACAATAGTATCACATTCCTTTGTGGGGGTTAATGCACGATAACACATAGGAAAATTTCTAACACTACTTGCACCAAGAGACATATAGTTACTGATCTTACTCCAACCAGCATGTTCAATTGCACAATAGGCTTTAATGCATTTCATTAGTGTGGATTTACCACACCCATTGCTACCAAACAGAACATTAAATCCGTCACTGAATTGAAACACTCTGTCTTTTAGACAGACAAGCTCTGATGCAAATCCTTTCAATACCTTTACTCTATTAATCATGATTTTTTATTTACATGAATTTGGGAATTAATCAATTTTAACTGCTCGACTTGTTTTTCAAGTTTTACAACTCTCAAGGCTAAATCGGCAGCGGCAGTTTCCCAAGGAGTTTCGTCTGTATATCCACCCCAATGATGAGGATAATTATTTTTTCTTTTCAATTCCTCTAATTCTTTATTAGTCGCATTTAATTGATGCTTATACTCATCTCTCTCACGAGCACACTTCATATAATCGTTCTCAACAATTTGAAGTTTTGCTTTTAGATATTCGTCGCCTTTTGTAAGCAAACCATTGTATAGTTTAAGAAGTTCAGATTTTTCTTTTTGAAGTTTTTGGTTTAATTCGCCAACAGGTTCACATGCATAGCAAGATCCTTGATAACCATCTCTATATTTTGCAAGCATTTCTATAAGATCAGCATTCTCTTGTTTAAGGTGTTTTAAATTTGATACCTCCTTTGTGAGTTCAGATATCTTTTCACTGCAAAGCTCTGGTTGATGCCAATCTTTTTTAAGCTCTTCGATTTCTTTTTTTAGACCACAATTTTCTTTTAAAAGATTATCAATCATTTCTGATTGAGCTTGTAACATGCTAGGTGTTTGGGTTGGAGTCCAACTCCAAGGTGGAGTTAAATTAGCATCTTCTATGATTTCATCGACAGACTTTTTTTTAGGGAATAAATTAAACATAATAGCATTATAGATTAGTTTGGAGCAATTTCAAGAACTTTCTTCTTGATGTCTTCAAGTTGTTCTTTATCATAACGAGTATGTTGATCCCAATCTGGATCTCCGTAATGATCAAGAAAATTATTAACTTCCATTAAGATACCAAACTTTAAAACATTGTGTATAAGCCAAACTTCTGCTTCATGTTGAGTTTCAAACTCTTCTACCTCTCTTACGTAATTCTGTAGAATATAACCAAAATGTTCTACTTCCCATTCCACTCTATCACCATAAAAATAATGAGTGCTTATTCTAAAGTGACAATCACGATCTTTATGATAGTCACCAGCAATTACATCATACCAAATTTTATTTAATTCGATTATTTTTTCGTGATTTGGCATGGTGTTTGCTGTATTCATAGTATGCAATTATCAGATATCATTACATTATCAACTATATGGCTTCAAATGTCAATACCAATTATTGGTGCTGCTTGGGCTGCTATTAAGAAATAATCAGATTTGATAGTCTCTAGCTCTAGAAGACTGTTTAATATTATTTTTACGCTTTTGAATCTTTTTGTTTCTTTTTAATAGTTTTCTAAATTCTGGAGATACCATAAAAAGAAACCCAATAAATCCCATTGCTAACAAAAGGATAGCAACGTGACCTATTAGGTTAAAGGAATCATTGTTCACAAAAGTATTTATCTTTTAATGTTACAGAATTGTAACATTTTAATATCCCATGTTGAGATCTTGAGCTTGCTTTGTCAATTCGTCTAAAGCATTTGCACGAGAATCCTTAATATACGGTGTAATTTCACTTTGTACTATTTCTGGAAATTCACGACGAAGCATTGGTATTATAACTTTTGGTATAGATGTGTGATCCGCAATGATATCTTGAAGAACTTGAATAGCAGCATCCTTTTGTTTAAGTTCAAGAATTAAATCTTTGTGTTCTTCTCTTAAGTTATTTAAGAGAACTTGTGTTTTTTCCCAAGCATGTTGGAAATGTAAACACTGGTCTATCCAATGTTGTAATTCTTTATTTTCCATAATTTTTAAGACCAAATACTTCCAATTCAATAGCCCCAAGTTCCATAGGAGTATAGTTGATATGCTCAACTGATACGCAAAAGTATTTAGGATCTATGATTTTCAACATAGCATCTGGATAAAATGGTGCCGGTATCATTATTCTCTTATCATGAATATGACCATGCACATTGATCTTATGAGCTTTACCAAAAGTCCCAGGATGCACTGGAATATGACTCATAAGAATACCATTGGGTAAACGATGAGTACCACGAATATCCTTGAAATATTTTGCATACTCCTTCATTTCGTAGATGTCATGGTTTCCCTTGATAAGAATCTTCTTACCCATAAGTTTACCAAAGTTTGCAATGTCTTTGGGTCTCTGAGCCACATCACCAAGAACATATACTTTGTCACTCGGATGAGTAACAACCTTATTCCAATTCTCAATCAATGCCGCATCATGTTCTTCTACGCTCTTAAAGGGACGCATAGGATGACCATCCTCTTTGATAAGAGTGACCATGTCTGAGTCCCCAAAATGGAGATCTGCAATAAGGAATATATTTTTCATTTTACCAATGGTGAATTATACCAGCTATTATAAACAGATTGGTGATAATGTAAACTAAAATAATTAAAGTTCTGATTAAAGCTATAGTGTCAGCTTCTTCATTATGTCTTCCTGCTTTATCACCAAGGGCTTTAGCCCAAAGTCTCCAGATACTTTTCATATCTATATCGTCTATGATTTGGTATTATATGTCAAGAATTAAAATCTATAATTAAGTGCGGTTTCAAACGCGTTACCATGTTGAGTTCCACCAAAATTATTAACATAAGATATAGTAGTATCAATATTCTTTGTAATTCTAATATCAGGACCAACTTTAACTGTATTAACCCAATTGTCATATTGAGTATTAAATGGATTTTGGATTTGGAAACTTGTTCTTAATTTTAACCAATCATTAACTTTATAAACAAAACGAGCCTCACCAATATAATAGAACTTATTAACTAAAGCTGTATTATGTATACCATAACTATCTCCTAAACCAACTTGTAAACCAAAATCTAATTTCTTTGTAAGATGAAAGGTATATCTAGGTTTAATTTCAAATCCACCAGCCGTTGCTTCAGTTGTCTTATGAGTAGTTGTGGTTGTCTTTGTAATAACCTTATGATGATTAACTGTTGTAGTCTTAGAAGTTATCTTTGTAGAAGATGTTTTAACCTGATTCTCGGTTAAATAATCTTCAAAAATAAGTTCAAGACCATTGTGGAAGTCTGCTCTCAATACCGCTGTCTCTTTATTTGCCCAACCATAACCTGTCCACTTTCCATTTTTTAAAGTTGAAACACTACCTCCCTGATACTTCGCCCCAATCGAATAAGTGATTGGTGTATTGGTTGATGTTAATGGTATTGGCTCTTTATCACCAGCATATGCTGAAATAGAAATCAATAATATTGTTAATAGAGTTGTAAACTTTTTCATAGTATTTTACTTATCCTTTAATAACGACCAATCAAGTAGTTATTTTGTATCTTATTGGGATAAGTATTTTTGTTATGAAAAACATAATACTAGATACATTAATCCTCGTTACAATTGTTCCATTATATTTTGGTCTTTGTAGTCTTTGTAGACTTAAGAGACTATATTAAAAAACAAAGAACACATTTACCTAGAGATTTGTATTGTTAGTGTGTTCACAAGTTGGTCCAAAGTATGGCTTATAAGGAATGTCTTTTCCAAAATGAGGATCAATGTTTGGAGGTACTGGAACAGTTGGAAGAGTTCTCCAAATGTTTTGATTTTTTATAATCTCTTCATTCTGCTTTACAATCATTTCAAGCAGTTCAATAATCTTTTCTTCTTTCTTCATATTTTCTGGATGAGTTGGTTTTCTTTCTGGATTAGATAATGCACCACACCAGCAGCTTTCATTTGCCCATTTAGCAACAAAGCCACAGTATCTGCATTCTCCTCTCATATTATTTTATAGCCTTTTCTGTTGTCTCATCATAAGCAAATTTTTCCATCTGCTTAATATATCTCAAAGCTGTCTGATGTCTAGTCTCATTTTCATAACAACTAGAAACATTTAGAATTAGCTCATAGTAAAGCTCAGAAAGTTTTTCATACTTCTTTCTATTAACAACACCATCAAATGCTTCTACATTATGCATCTCCATCCAATTGTATAGGACTTTAGC